CCGGTCAGCGAATACACCTCCACCACGTACGGGTCGCTCGCATCGAAGAACGTGACGATAGCGCTGGCGGTATCACCACCATCCTTGACAGTACAGCGGAAGGTCTGGAAGTTAAGCACGTCATTGGCACTCACGTTCAGAGTGCTCACGCCACCCGAAGTGCTCACGCTGCCCGAATCCACAGCACTCCATGTGCCGGCACTGATATTCAGCACCTCCCAAGTCATAGAAGTCAGAGAAGTGTCCTGCACGTTGCCACGGAAGAACTTCGCCACGGCACGCAGCTTCTTCGTGTTGTTGGTCGAGTCGAACGTGTTGCCATCGGGAGTCTCAATCTGCACCGTTTGGAGCGCACCGCCACTCTTCGCCAGCGAAATCGTCTTGTAGCCGATGCATGTAGTCGTAGCCTTAGTCTCTGGGTCAGTGTATTTGCACGACCATTCTATGTTCTTCACGCTGCCGTTATGGGCGATGTTGTCGGTGAGGTTAAGCTGATACGACTTGCCGCTCACTGGGGTAGCAGCCGCACCATCCACCTTCCACGACCATCCCGTACAAGCCGAGGTCGGAGCCTGGTCTGTAGCATTGCCAGTCACGTAGACACGGGCAGTGATAACGTTAGGGCTACTTGCCGAATAGTTCGGAGTGTACATACCCGTGTCGGGAGTATAAATCTGAGTCTCGCCCTTAGAGCACTGAGTGAAACACTGAACGGCCTTGCCGTCATTGAGATCAACGATAGTAATCTGACCATTAGCTAATACTTTTGCCATAATCGTTTGTTTTTTAAAATATTATTATATGTTACTATTAATAGTCTTTGTATCTGATATGCACACACTGCATCCGAATTGTGCTTGTCTATCTACGTCGTCACGTGTTATAAGACAGTTCCGGCCAACCCCCTCATGCAGCGTGTTCCATACAGCATCATCTTCTGCATTTGCCGATTGCCGCCACCACGACCACGAGCCGTTGCTCACGGTGTCGCTTATGTCTTCGCCATTGCGCAGCAGCGTAGCGTTGAGCGTCATTTCCCCTGAGCCGTTTATCATCACCGTGCCAGTGTCGCTCGTTATCATCACCTGATAAGCCACACCGTCGTCGCCCTTCTCTCCCTTCTCCGCCTTCATCACCAGCTGCCAGTCGGCATTGCCCTCCTTAGGCTCAGTAGTGCTGCCGTTGCTGTTAGTACACAGCCACACACCGTTGCCGTGACTCACCTGGTCATAATAGCCGTAGTTCACGCCACTCTGCCACTCGCCTCTGTAATTGACTATATGGATAATGTCACCCGTAGGCGACACCCATTCGAACGATGTCGATACAATCTTTGAGCCCTCGGGCGACAGCTTGAACACCTCACAGCCCTCATGCGTATATCCCACAACACCCTTATACGCCACGATGCGAGGAGTGTTCGGACCAGTAGTCTCCAAAATCATGACACCCTGGCGGTAACGCTCGTTAGGGTTCTGGTTGCCGTCAAGAACTATTGTGTCGCCAGCCATGGGCACGTCGCTGCCCGGCTCGCAGTTGTCATTCGCTATCTCTATCCACCCGAATTTCTTGCCGTCATACAGCTCGTTGCCCACCTCGTCAGTCAGCGCAACATTCTCCTCGCTCACTGCAGTCACCAGTCGCCACCACGATCGAGTCGGCTTCTGCTTGTCAGCCAGCCCGAACGTCTGGCAGCGAGCCTGGTCGCCCACACGCCACATGTTCTGCGTCGCCGTAGTGCCGTCGTCAGTCAGCAGCCAACAGCGCCAGCCCTTCAGCTTGCCCACCTCGTCATACAGCTCCTCGGTTTTGAATATCCTGCCCCCCGAACCGCTCAGGTACACATTGCCACCTACATACGACAGCTTCCTCACCTCCAGCTCCTGGAATACAGCCTTGCCCCATACCTGAAGGTCATGGATGTCAAGTCTGAACTTGCCGTCGCCACGGTCAACGATGCCGAACCCCTGCTGCGTCGCCCCGTCGTAGCCAAGCGACACGACACGTCGCAGCACAGCATCCACCATCTGCACGTCGCCCAGCACCGCATTGCCCTTAGCGTCAATGCCTTTCTCACCGTCGCCCAGCTTCAAGCCTTGCATAAAGCGGATTATTCCCTGCGCAATGTCGTCTACATCCTTACGTAAGAAGATTTTGTTAGCCTTGCGTGCGGAATAAACATTACTATCAGTCACAGGTGTTGAATCATTTGTTCCTATGACATACACACCGCCTCCACTACCACCGCCTCCTATCTGTATACCGTTTACAGTTATGGAATCAACTTTGTCTTCCAGTTTACCTAATCGGCTTGTTGCAGCCTTTTCGCCTACTGTGTACTGAGGGTGGTAGTAAGGAATATCCAAAGGTATCTCCATGCCGATGATACGAGAGTTTCGGTAGTGCTTGCCATCCGCATCCACCTGCGCAAACATATCATTAATCAGCTTTACCTGTTCACCGAGAGGATGGTAATCGTATGTCCCATTATTGTAGAACTTATCACCATCCATCGTGCAGGTGAAGTTTGAGTTGCTGATCATAGCCTTCTGATAGTACTGCTTCGCTCTATCGAACAGAGATAACTGAGCGGTAGGGATGAGGTTCGTATCTGTAATTTTGGTTGCGTCCCAGTTGAACAGAAAGTACTTATCACCAACCTTCGGAAACATGACACCATCAGGGAGAGTTCTTCCGTAAGTGTCATTAGCAACAACCTCAAAGTAGTTGACCTTGTCAATGACTTTGAAACTAACATTGAACTCCATACCCATGAGAGCACCACTAGTGAACTTGATGCCTAAAGTGAGGTTACTCTTTATCCAACTCTCCTTGAAGCTATTAGTGAAAGAGTCTGTAGAAGTGACCTGCCAAAACGTCTGTGTAGTCTTCGTTCCGTCTTCATTATCAACTGTGCTATCATAGGTCTTGATACTGCTGACCATGCATTCAACCTTCGGATATTCTTCATCGAACATAACGACACCTTCGATAGCCTGCTTGTCATTCTTCACGACATTCACGTTTTCCAGGTAGCCATCCTTGGCGTAGAAACCATCACTATCCACTTCCTTGTTAGGGAGCATGAGGTAATCGGTAGCAACACCATCGGTGGTGACGTCCGCATCGGCACCAGTGAAATATCCTTTCGGGATATTCCTATCTGAGCCGAATGCGTACAGTCTCGTAATATAAGTTGACTTAGATTCCGAATAGGACATAGACAGAACATTAACATCCTGTTCGAATGTTGTCTGCCCTTCCATTTCACAATATCCAAGGTATATAATAGAGCCATCTATCCACCACTCGCAGTTGAGCGCGTCTTCAGAACAGATAGCGTTGAGAGCATCAAGAATACTGATAGAGCCGTACTCGATCAAGAATCTCTTCTGAACATCGAAAGCCTTGTTGTTGTACGTAGTGTAGTCAACGGAGAAATCCTTGCCATTGTACATAAGACCTAGTGCCTTTAGGTTGCCGAGTATAACGTTCATGTGTACGCCTACCGTTGTGGTGAGCTTGAAGGAGGTCTCATTGGCTCCGTGCTGAGGGCGATACTTGCAAATCTTATTCTTCCAAGACATATAGTAGGCATCCATCTGCATTTCGTAGTCGTAGCCATCACTATCATTGTGCTTAGGGAAGTATGCTGATGTCAGCTCGAAATAGCCGAAGTCGGGTATCTCTACAGAATCACCAATCTCGAAATAGACAGGTGTGGCCGTAGTGAACTTCAATATGATGTAGTGGTGATCCATAAGCTGATATGACAGCTTAGAACCCTCACCGAAGTCCTCTAATGTGAAGAATACCTTGTTATTTCTCTTAATCTGAATCATAAGCTTGCGTATTTACTTGTTTCACCTCTGTCACTAGGGTCTGGCTCGTTGAGCTTTAGACTGAACTTTGCCATTTCCCGAATGAACTGACTGAACTGTGTGCAGGAGAGATAGATGCACCGATACCACACATTAGGCTGGAATCGGGTGCGGATAACCAACTCTCCCTTGGCAAGAACCTCCTCGCAGAACTTAGCATAGTTCATCATGAACGTATCTGAGTCCTTGGCGGTCATATTGAACGGCAGCGTTATCTCCCTTTCATCCAGTCTTGGATTATGCTTGATAACTGACTTTCCGTCCTTTGAACGATACTTGTTGCTGATGAACTCCTTGTTTGGAGCAGGGGTCATGAGCGTACTGAGGGCGGTTTCGTCTAAGAATATGCCCCACGTAAGGTAGGCATCCTTGCCATTGATGTAAAGTTGTCCATTAAGCATAACTATTTAATCATTAAATAACCTCGTAGGCTTCGCTGTGAGCCGCTTTTGCTATTGTTGAGTGTAGTTGTAAGGGCTGACAAGCGAAAAGCCTATAGAGGTCAAATATCCTTTAATCTTCTGTTCATGTCATCCAGCTTGGCTCCGAAGTCATTATAGGTGAGCTTTGAATACTTCACGATGTCTTCGAGGTAGCTGTTTGTCATAATCATCATGTTTCTAATCTCCAATACTGCGCCATTTGTTGAGATTCCGAGTGTAACGATGCTCTCCATCTGTGATATGGTGGTAGTCATATTCTGAGCGATGGATTCTCCTGCAATCTGCATGGCGGTGAAGCGACCATTCAGCTCGTCTGCTGTATCTTGCCCCATAGATGCCCATCCTCCGCTTGTTGCGGTCTGTGAAGAGGATGATGAGCCAGTGTAGCCTGTCACCTTCGCCCAATCATCACGTCTCTTCAAGCCCTCCTGGACTATATCATCGTAACGCTTGTTGAATGCTTCTATGTCTGTTTCGGTAAGCTTGCCATCGTTGTCCTTGATAGCCTTCGCCCAATCATCATAGAGCTTCTTCAAGTCTCCATTGATGAGGTCTTCCATAGAGTAGGAGAGAAGAGCCTTTTGCATCATTTCAGCGAAATCGTCTGCAAAGTCCTGCGCTGACTTGCTCATATCCATAAGGTCTGACACGAAGCTATCCTTCATGCTGTCAAAGGAAATCTGCGTAAGGCTTTCCTTCATCTTGTCTGATAACTCATCCAGCTTGCCCGCTTGGTCTATGTAGTCATTCAGCTTCTCTGTCAGACGACCACCATAGTTACCCTTTCCAGTGTTCTCGATATGCTCCCAGATGGCAACGTTGCCACGGAGAAGCTTCATTTCCTCTGGACTGAGGGAAAAGAGGTCGCCATTGAAGTCTGATTTGACGTTCTTCTTGATCCAATCAATCTCCTCACTACCGAAACCGCTCCAATAAGCATTCCATGAGTGGTGCGAACCGTGATAGCTTGCCTGCGCTTTTGCGATGTCGAGGTAGTTCTGATTAGTCTCCTGCTGATTCTTGTAGGCTTGCTCGTAGTATGAGGTTGCCTTGGAGCCAAAGGAATTTTCCATTGCGTCAGTCAAATCCTCGATGGATTGCTGCAAGAGGGTGTTTCTGTCAGTCAGCCTTTCGATGGTATCATTGACCTTCTTGGCATTTCCATCTCCACCGAACAGACTATTGAAGCCACCGAATGAAAGCGTGTTGAGGATATGAGAAACGTTGTTCCCGATACTCTTCAATGGCTTCATAACGATGTCACCCGATAAAGCATCATCAAGGATGCCCGTTACTGCGCCAAAGACCGTCTCCATGAGGTTGCTGATGAGTGTTCCGAAGCCATCTTTCAGTATATCGAGGATGCCGAGTATTGCGGAGATTATTTCACCTGCCATACCGCTATCCCCTAAAGCTTTCGTCAGAGCCTTGGCTGCGTCGCTATCTTTACCGAGCAACCCTTGGATGCCCTTTGCTAGAGTGTTGGCAACGTCCTTCTGCATAGAGCCACCGAAAAGCTTGTCAAGCCCTAGAATGGAGTTTCCTATGCCTTTGAGTGACCCCGATGTGAGACCCTGCAAGCCATTTTCAAGCTGCTGGAACTGAGAAACTGCCTTCTGTGCAGATGTCTGTAAGTCTGATGATGCCTTCTGAACTGATGAACCGAACTCCAAAACGTTGTTAGATGCGGTAGCGAGTACGCCCTGCGCTCTAGAGAGGTTGGCTTCAGCCTTGCTGATACTTGTCTTGTCACCGCTCTTCTTAGCCTTGGCGAGGTCTTCCTGCGCCTTGGTGACGGCTTTCGTGGCTTCTGCCTCACGCTCCTGTGCATCAATATAGCCCTGCATGGCTGACTGATAGGAGTTGATGTCGTCCGAAACCTTCTTAAAGATGTCACTATTCCAGATGGTGGCAGAGCCTTGTAACTTGGAGATAAGTTCCTGTATGGTCTTCTGTTCGTTAACATCGGTTGTACTCTTGGAGAGTTCTTGCAGCTTCTCAATAGTTGGCTCCAGTTGGTCCTTGAACATAGCACCGAAGTCTCCGAAGACGCTTCCCCAATCGATGTTCTGTCTGATGGCATTTATCTCGATGGTTTGGAGGTCCTTCTTTCTCTGCTGCTGAAGGGAGAGCTTTTCGCCTTTCGTCTGAGCCTTGGCAATCTTCTCTTCGTACTCCTCGGCAATGGCTTGCTTCTGCTGATAGAGTGAACCATACTCCTTCAAGTAGTCACGCATAGAGGTGAGGGCTTCCCTGTTGACCTCATCAAGCTTCTTGTTGTACTCTTGGGTAGCGAGGTCTCTAGCCTTATTGAGAGCATTGGACTGAGCAGAGGTAAGGGTTACTTTCTTGCCAGCTTCCTTGTTTTTCTTCTTGAACTCTGCTTCCTGCTTGTCAATCTCGGCTTTGCGCTTTGCGTAGTCGTTCTTGATTTCAGCAAGCTTCTTCTCCGTGCCTTCCTGCATTTGAGATATATCTGTATCGATATTTTCCTGCTGCAGCTGCTTCAAGTCCTCATTCAGTTCCTCCTGTGCCTTCTTGCGGTCTTCTGCCTGTTTCTTTGTATCGGCGGCTGCTTTCTTTGTTTTGGCAGCGTTCTTCTTGGCATTGGCTTCTGCCTCTTCCTTCTCACGCCTCTTCTTCTTAGCATCATCTTCTGCCTTGGTCTGCTTGGTGTTCGCCGCATTGGTGTAATCCCATCCTCGCTGTGCGATATCTTTGGTTGACATCCATTTGCCATTGACTAGCGCACCAGACTTCTTGTTGTTTGCAAGGTCGCGTGCCAAAGCGGAAAAGTACTTACCTAAGCGTCCTAGCTCCGGAATATTCATATTCTGCATCCACGATGGTATCTTGGCATCGAAGTTGACGTGGAAGTTGATGTTGTTCTCGGAATAGTTCTGCATGAACTCCTTGACACGGTTGTAGAGAACGTGTACATCCTCGCCGGCACCCTGGAGTTGCTTCTGCAAAGCATTTATCCTGTTCTTGGTAGATGCAGACTTATTGCCGAAATCCTCTGTTGCATCTGCCGCCCGGTTGATATTATCTGCCTCCTCACTATGCAGCTTCTTTGCAGCTCGAAGTTCATAGAGATAACCAATCAATGCCTTCCTGGCATCGCTTGTCTTGTCTCCTGTAAAACCGAAAGCATTAGCAAGCTTTTCAGATTCGGATATCAAAGAAGCCTCTAACTGATTGTATTGCTTCAGATAGGTCTGATACTCCTTGGAGTGCTCATTCAAGCCAGCCATCTTCTGTGTTAGGTCATCAAACTGCTTGATAACCGAGTCAGATACGATGTTCTGTATGCCGACTGCAATACCGCTGCTAGAGGTTCCATAATCCTTCAACTTACCCAAAAGGGCTTGCTGAGCGCTATCAACACGGTTGTTGTATTCTTCATTAGCCTTGGAGATAGCGTTGGCCCTGTTACGTTCCGTAGCCTCCAGCTTGATTTGCTCGATAAGCTCATTGGATTTGTCTATTTCCTGCTGCTTGACGTCCACAAGATTACTCTCGTCTTCCTTGATCTTGTCGATAGTAATACCGTAGTTCCCGTAGATGTTCGACAACTCCTTGATGGTGTCCTTATAGACCTTGGAACCTTCCTTTGCAGTCTTCAGAATGGATACTAGCGACTCGACCTTACTGGATGCCTCATTAGCGCTCTCAGTAAACTTTGATGTCTTAGTAGAAGCGTCTTCTGCACTATTGCCAAACAGCTTGAATGCGACAATGGCGGATAATACTGTTCCTACGACAAACCCTAAAATATTTGTCTTGCAAGCTAAATTGAACACTCTCATTGCTTGTGTTGCATTGCTTACTGCTTTAGCAAGCTCAATGAACCTAACTGCTGTATTAAGCGCAATGCGAGCCTTTTCTATAGCAGTAAGAGTTATCACGACAGCCTTGTAGGCTCCGTATGCTGTAACAGCGACCATTACAGCCTTGCCTACCGTTTCCCAATTCTCCACGAGGGTGGAAACAATGCCCAATCCTGTGTTGATGACACCCTCCTGGGATTTGCCGAGTTCATTGAACATCTGCTCGATGGCATCCTTGATGTTGCTTATCTGACCGGTAATGGTCTTGGACTGAGCTTCCATCAATCCACCGAACTTGCTACCCTCGGCTGTCATACTCTGCATTGCCTGGATGAAGACATCGCTGGTTACCTTGCCAGCCTTGATTTGCTTCTGCACCTCCTTGATGGCATTGGTAACGTCAAGTCCCATAACCTTTGCTATCTCGTCTGCGATAGGAATACCTCGGTTGAGGAACTGATACAAGTCCATAGTGTCCATCTTGCCCTTAGCAATGGTGGTACCGTAAAGCATCACGAGGTCTTTAAGGTTCAGACCCATACCTGCTGCCACGTCACCCAAACCGATAAGGGTCTTGTTGACATCCTCGGCTGCAACGTTGAAAGCCAGGAGCTGCTTGGCTCCCTCTGTTACATCCTCTACGCCGAAAGGAGTGATGGCTGCCGTTTGGATCATCTGCTTCATCAGAGCATCAGCTTTTTCCTCTGACTGCAACATCGTCTTGAATGCCATTTCCGTCTGCTGGAACTGACCGCGGACCTGCATCATCTGATTGACGAACTTGCCGATGCTCCAACCTCCTATGGCAATGTTGAAGCTATTCTGTATATTCGAGATTACATCGTCAATGGACTTTCCGTCTTTCTCGACCCTCTCAGCAGTCTGGTGAACTGCTTTCTGAATGTCACGAAAACCGGATACCACCTTGGCTGTCTCGACTATTGTATCGAATTTAATGCTTGGCATAATGTTCTATTTTTCCTTGAATTTATACTCTGTTATAAAGAATCGCCGGGGAAACACCAAATGTGAGTGTTCGATATGGGAACTTTACGTGCGTGCGCAGGAAGACTTCGGTTAAATCTCGGTCTCGGACTCTATTACCGCCTTCATAACCGCCTCCTTGTTGTTGCCATCGATGACCTCTTCCCCTGCTGCCGGTATATGGGCTTTCTTCCTCTCCTCGTCAGACAGATAGATTGAAGTAATCTTGTCTTTGAGCATGAGAGTCAGGTTGTTATACGATATTCCCCATACCACGTAATCGAAAGTCCATCCGTATCTTTCGCAAGCAGCGTCTATGAGTGTTCCCCATATTGTCTTACCTCCGAAGATAAAGCTATTCTCCGACTTCTTTGCTGCGTTGACTTTTGCCATACGCTTCGCTTCTTCTTCCATTCCTGTCTCTTTGGCTATTGTCTGGTATGAGTTAGCCTTAAGGATGATGATGAGAAGAGTAGCTATATCCTCGTTGGAGCATTCTTTGAAGATTAACTCCGTCTGCCTGCTTACGCATTTGGAGTCTAGTATTTCGTTCTTTGTATTGAGTGAGTGATATGCAATCAATCTGCAGCATGTCTCCCTTTTGGTGTTTGCAACTCGCAATGCTTCCAAGAATGGATCAGCTTGAAGTAACTCTTTGTCTAGCTCCAAGCTATCTACTAACTGCGACGTTAGGTACATCATGCCCAGTGTAGTAGGGTAGATGCTAACATGAGCGTGCTCAGTATCAAAGCCTATCGGCATATCTGTGAGCGTATTCGATATAATGATTCCTAACTCTTCCATATCACTCGAATTTAAATTGTTGGCACCCAAGGCAGGACTCGAACCTGCGACTTTCAACCAGCTTTTGAAGACCCTGGATTTTCATGCGACGGACTATTTGGTCTCGCTCTTCCCCTGAGCTACTTGGGTAGGTTGCCGGCTGATAACCCTCAGTCGGCGGAAGGGATATTAGGATGTGTCTATGTCTCTGCGTAGGTTTCCGTGATTTCAGCAGGAGGGGTCTCACCATCCTGCGGTTTCTTGAAAGTCAAGGCATACTTTCCACCTGTTACCTTTGTGGCAGTAATGACACGCCAGCGATAAGCACAATAGACATCCTCACCCTTCGAGTTGACAGTCTTAGCTACCACGTCGCCCTCTGGAATGAGAGCTGAGTGGGTGTACGTGATAAGAGCACCGTCCTGAGTTGTATAGGCCTCCTCTGCACCAACTGTTGTGTTACCCATATATACGCCAGGAAGCTCTGCGTCTTCCGGCTGGACAGCATAACGGTAGTTACCCTCTACGGTACCATCAATAGTCTTGAATGGCTGCGACTGATTCTTCTTAATGAAGAGCTGATATGATGACTCGTATGTGGACTTCTTTGTCTTGCGATCAACAATTCCGCCACCTTCCTCGACCTGGGTCATTGTGTCACCTTTCGTAGGTGTTACCTGCGTTGTGCCATCCTTTGGAGTTGGGAGCTTAGTCCACTCGTTCTTTTTGCTACCTACTTCTTGAACGTAGATAGAACATTTGCCCCATGATGTTACTGACATAATTTAATCATTTATGAGTTTATATTCAACTTGATTATTTATTACATGTTCTCCCGAGCTTGTAGCATATACCCTCTGCTCAATAGCGTGGGCTGCATACTCGCTCGTTCTGAACGTTTCCAAGAGATTCCAAGCCAGTTTGCAGATTTCGTCAACTCTGATAGTGTTCTCCTCGAACTGCCCATCTACGTCCTGGTCTTGTGTATATATATTTACATTTATAATTGCCGTTTGAAGCTGCGTTCCCTCATTAGCCAAGATGGAGATAACGACATCTTCCTTATGAGAATTATGCGGTCTCATCGTCTTTGACAGCTTGCCATTGACGTTGTTCATGAAACCGCTTTCATTGATGTACCGGTAAACATCTGTCTTAATTGCTCCGTCTGATTTCATATCTTCCACTTGTTTATTTCATTAACTGCTGAGTCTATTGCTGTCTTCACACGCTGCTCTACAATGGATGTGGCCCATATCTTCGTTGATGCGAGGACATCCTTGCTTTCCAAGGCTTCCACCTCTCCTGCGTATTCCATTCCGGCAACGACAACCAAAGCATAAACCCTGGAATATTCCTTAGCAAGGTCATTGATCATCTTCTTGCCCTTTGCAGAGCCGTCTGTGCCACTGAGAACCTGTGAAAAGGCTGATTCCATATATTTACTTCCCTGCTCGTACACGGCGAAGCCTATAGAACTTCTTAGGTTGCCCGTATGGTCTATCCAGCTTTCCTTGGCAGACCTGTTACGGATTCTAACCACAGATTCGTCTCCTAGCTTGCTCAATGCCTTAAGCACATTCTCCTGTATCTTCCTTGCGGCTCTCTGTAGGAAGGCATCGAGAGCGGAAGCGCTGGTTGTCATTCTTATGCCCATATCTTACACTGGAGTTGATAACGATGAAATCCCTTGACCTTGATAATTACCTCCTCAGCCCCTAAAATATCTAGCTTGATAAAATCCCCATAAGAGAACTTTTCAATTCCTACTGGTAAGTTATGAACTTCGTAGGAATAGTAATCAATAGAGCCGTCAGATGTAACTAACTTGTTAGCCTCGCCAGCAGGAACTACATCACAAGTGCAGCAGAACTTCCACTCGGTCTTGCCCTGGTGATAATTTCCATCATCATCTGTATAGCCAGCTACCTTCTGCTGCCGGTATAGCTTTGAGGCATGAAAACTCAATAGACTCATCAGCAATTAATGTAAACTGTCGGCTTTGGAGTAAGTGATACCTCCTCCTCTCCGATAGAGTTATATAAACGATTGACTTGAACTAATATAGCCTTTCGCTGGTCTTCCGAGAGGGAACCTATTGATTTGTCCGCTTCGGAGAAGCTAACGGCTTGTATGAGAGAAAGCAGACAGTCGGCAAGCGTTCCTTTGTAGGCGTCACTTCTGGCAACGTCACCAATGAACTCTGATTCGATTTCGAGATCACGCTTTATGCAGGCGTTTTCCACGAAACCATAGGGGATAGGGAAGTGTATCTCATCCACCAAAGCTTGTCCGACCGTCTTCATGATTACTCAGCTTTAGCTGCGTTATCCTTGAACTCCTTCTTCTTTGTAGGAGGAAGCTCATTGTAGGCATCAATAATCTCCTTGTCACTGGCATCACTAGCAAGGGTGGCACCAAGAGCATTAAGGGTTGTGATGGCCTCCGGCTTCTTGTAGGTCACATCAGAGATTGTTACCTTAGCGTCCTCTGTATCTGCTTTCTCTTTTTCGGTGTCGACAGAAACAGTTGGGTCTGCCAGCTTAGTATTAATCTGATAGATTGTATCAACATCCTCGATGACAGGCAAGCAGTATGCCTGTACCGCAGTTGTCTCGCGCAATGGATCAGTTGTTGAATACTGAGAGATAAGCTTGTAATCAATCTGCTGATAGGTCACACCTGCCACTCTGTTGGTTGCCTCTGCTACCTGACCGTAAACGAGGGCACCAATCATCTGTGAGCAGACACCGATAATCATATCGTTGTTCCAAGGCTTAACGCTCTTCTTTACACCATCCTGCTCCAAGCGGACAGTACGGTTGATGATGCGGAATGATACACCGGTCTCGTCCAAGAATGCCTCCTGGAATACGCTGGCAGTAGGAACCGGCAGCTTTGTGTTGGAATCATAAGTCTGACCCTTGTAGTTGGCAACAAGCTCGCGTGCGTCCTGTGCCTTCTTCAATTGGTCAAACTTAGCCTTTCCAATCCAGAAGATCAAGATGGTGTTGCCATCATTCGATGCTCGTTCGATACATTCCTTCAAGTCTGCAACGGTAATACCAGTATCAACGTTGTTGATGCCGAGCTGATTTTCTGGCAAGTACTGATACTTGATACGGAGCAGCTCCTTTGGATTATCGTCGTCACGGACAGCTACGTAGCCGTTAGAAAGACCATACAGAAGTGCATACTCATTACGCTCATCAACACCGACATTACAAGCTACCGGATCCTGCGCCAGCTTACGGCGAATCTCTGCTGTCTGACCGCCCTGTGCCTCCATAAGTCGGAGAGAAAGAATATCTGACTCCTTCAAGAACTTCTTCATACCGACCTTCGGCAGTTTACCATTGGCGGTTGAAATCTTGTCACGGGACTTCAAAGGAACCGGAGAATCAACTGCCACGTAGTCAGCAGCTACGTAAGAGGTATCGACTGTGTCGGCTTCCCATTTGTTGTCGGTAGAATAAACGCGGCGGAGAATGGATGTATCCTTGTGGAGATACGTCATCTCGTTCTTGCGCTTACCGTTAATCTTCTCAATCAAGGTCTTCAAGATTGGGAAGAAACTCATGATATACTTAAGAAATAAAGAACTCTGTTGCATAAATCACCTCCTTAACCGATTGCATCGTGTCCCCACTGAAGAGTAGGAACGGCTGTTTTCAAAGCTGCCTTGATTGTATCGACAGGATAAGGGACAGCCTTATCATTAGCCTCACCTGCCGTCATAACACCTACATGAGGGGTATCTGCAGGAGCAGTTGTCATGCAGACACCTACATACTCGTGGTTTTCAGGAAGAGCCGCATAGGCATCACCTGTTACCGGCATTGGCTTGTATTCGCCAGACTTGGTATCACGAATGATAATGTGTCCGCACTGGATGAACTCTCCAGAGAAACCTGTCATGTCAAGAATGACACCACCCATGATGCCATTCACGTAATTTCTGATGATTACAGACTCCTTGCCTGAATCAAACGTTTTTGTCTTGCTTACGCCATACATAACTTTTAAAATTTAAAGATTACATAGTTTTGGCAAGCTCATCTATCTCATCGTCCTTGATAACCTCAACCTCATCCTTCTTAGGCTTTCTCTGAGCCGCAGGAGCTCCAAGTTTTCCGAGACCTTCGTTAGCACGCTCTTGATCGATAGCTGCCAAGTCCTCCACAACACCATCGAAAAAATCATCGAACTCAGATTCGTTCTCGAACTTCATCTTGTCGAAATTCTTCAAGACAGTCTTTCCGAACGTACCTTTGTCCTTAAGGAGTGCCTTCAGCTTAGAACGGCGGCCATCATTCTCACGCTCTGACTTCAAACCGATGATTTCGGTCAGCAAGGCTTTGTTCTGAGTAATAATTGCCTGTCCCCATGCTGGGATCTGCTCATCTTTCTCTTTCTTCTGTTTGTGGATTGGTTTCTTGCTGCCGGCAGGGTCGTCATCTTCGTCATCGACCTCGTCGTCATCCAAGTCTTGACTATCCTTAAAGCTCTGGATAGTACGCTGCGCGGTCTTTTGCGCAATCTTAAGATAAGGAAGAACCGCATTGACCTGCTTTTCAATCTCTGCGTTTACATCCTCGTCTGAGGCTTCTTCATCGAGTTCTAAGTTATTGGCAACATCGGCAGCAATACCCTCTAACTCCTCTCTACTGAACCCCAACGCCTTTGATTTGGGTTTCAGAATAACTAAAACTTGCTTCGTTCTTTTTTTCATTCTAACTAAATATTTAATTGAACAATAAATTCAAGAAATATCCCAGTACGAAGCGATAGCAATAAAGTAATGCTGCAAAATTATAAAAAAAGTATTTAAACACCAAATATATTATAAGGAAATATACTTAATGATTAAATACTTTATGATTACATATAAATATTAATCTGGATAATTGAGCTTATCCGGTCCAGCTGTGGATAGATATACGGAGAACATATCACATAGCTCTTTTGCTCCTTTTAAGTCGTTGAGCCTATAATTACCGCATTCCACTTCAGATGCACCTGGAATCGTCTTTGATAGCGAACACGCTTTAAAAGCTTCCACTATCATTTCCTTTATTAGCTTTGAAGTCCATGTACCTTTAAGGATAAGGTAAAAACCTGTAAGACATCCCATCGGACCAAAATACAGAACCGAATTGCTAAGAGGGCTATCATTGCGTAAGTAGTCTGCCATTAGATGCTCTATTGTGTGCGAGACAGCTGGTGACATCATATCCTTATTTGGCTCGCACACACGAATATCGAATGTTGTAGCAGTCTCCAATCCCCATTTATCTACTCTCGAAACATAAAGACCCGGCTTCAGTTTCGTATGATCAACTTTAAAACTCGGTATCATTCTCTAATAATTTACAAACAACATTAAATGCCTTTTCGGCAAGGCTATCCCAAAAATCTGCATACTGCTCGGTTTGATTCGGTTCCAGAGGATTATCGCTAATAACTCGAATAGACGTAAACCCTATCCCTTTCTTGTAGCATACCTGTGCAAGGGCGGCAGACTCCATGTCAATAGCACATACGTTATACGAATTAGGGAGAAAATCCTTAATCGCCAATACCTGCTCTCTCGTAGTGATAAACTTATCTCCAGTTGCTATCGTTCCTAATCTGAATCTTTCATCCATATCAATCCAGGAGAAATCAGAAGGAAAGACTGCCGGCATACCTTGAACTTGCCCGTTGGCATTCGGCTCTCCGCAATATACATCGTGGTAGCAGTACGAATTGCCAATCACGACATTACCAGGTTTCAATCCTGCAACAGCAGCACCGGCGCATCCTACCGAGATAACTCTTGTAACAACGTCATTTGCGACAGAAGAGAGAAAATCGGTTAAACCTATAGCAGCATTTACCTTTCCTATTCCCGTCTTAAACAACACCGTGTTTTGCATATCCGACTTCATAAGCCATTCTCTGATAAGGTCGTATTCCTTATCCATAGCGGTAACTATGACAATCATTGCGCACCTCCTTTCGTTAGCTTAAGCTTCTTGCAACGGTTGTAAATAGCGTTCTCGTCCACTCCAATCTTGGTAGCAATGACCTTTACCGGGTACTTGCCATACATTCTGCGAATGATGAAATCCTCGTCAGCAGTAAACACGTGACTCTTGCTGATACCCATTTCCTTCATCTTTCGATGGATGGCCCAATAATTACGATTGAGCTGCTTTGCAATCTCCGTTGTCGTCATCACCAAAGCGTTAACCTTGATGAACTCAATCTCTTCTGCACTAAAATGTTTTCCTCTACTCATAATTTAAAATTTGGGTTCATTAAGCCGCCCAAGGCATTGTTTCTTATCTCTTAAAATCCTTACAAACTTCATCGAAAGAGACTTGACGCATTCCAAGATGCAAGCATAGTCCATACCAATATGGACTGCAACATGTAAAAATTCCTGCAAAAAGCGCAACTTTTAATCTTCTTCTTTGCCATATCACTTGAATTTGATGATGAAAAATTCCTTATCAAGCCACTTATCAGGGCATAAGCCTTTCTTAGGTTTGCCGATGGTGATGCTCTCTATCTTCTTTTCAACGGACGGCTTATTACCTTTCGGATAGCCTTTAACGAAGAGAACGTGGGTATATGGCTTCAATATAATTCTCTGTGTATTAATATAGCCTTTAAGCAAATCTGTTCTCCCTGCCAAACACAAAGCCAAATCTTTCACATCAGCAACATTGCTGTTATTTTGAAACAATCGTGTTACCCAATATGGTTTAATAACTCGATATTCTTCCATCTTCTTAGCAGATACAATCATCGAATACCACGGTTCTGCAAGATGCACTGTCAAAACTTTCTTTTCCATACACTATTTTATCTTTCAATTACCACAACTTACCTATCAGATGATGCTCTTGCTTATTGAGAGCAATGCCATTCTTGAACATTTTCTCGAAAAGCATAAGACGTTCCTCATTTGTAGCCAAACGAGTAGATTTCTTCTTATCCTCGGTCATTGTGAAATGAGAACCTACCCATAATATATTTTCTTTCTTATGGAGATAAAGATAGCAGAATAGATTGTGATGCTCTGGCTTCCACCACTTACATAACACAATCCAATTATTATATATCACAACAATATTGCCTTCAGCAACAATATCTTCAAACATATTCTTTTCCATAAGTTACTTCTTTTTAGTTAAACTTATCGCCTTGACGATGCGGTGGTCTTTGAAAGGAATGTGTGCTGGTGGGTCAAATGTTTCATCATACACTCCATTGATGTGTTTGAACATCTGTCTTAGCCAATATGATTCTTTCATGCCATCGCATACAGAACCATCGCCATTATTGTACTCATCGACTATTGATTTGTACTTCATTATCTTCTTAGCCAACCTAATCTTCATACGCTACTTCTTTTATCTTATTAACACTACTTAATATATCTCTAATCTCGAAAGGAGTTTCTCCTGTCGTTCTAACAAGGCAATTCATTAGCTTGCGAGAATCTCTTGCAGCAATCTTTTCTGCCTTTACAATACGATGGTCAACTCTACCATAGCCCCACCTTTGCTATCATAATACAAAGACCATCTAGGCTCCCAGTATTGCTTAATCCTAGAAGGCTCTTTCGATACGTCCAATCCATGCAATATCATACTTGTATAGCGAGGACTTCCGTAACAACACTTCATTATTTTCTTTGCTAATCTTACCTTCATATTGCTAAATTTTTCTTTTAACCACGACATTCCATTTATCTTTCGGGAAAATCTTACGGATAGTTTTGATACATTCATTAAGCTCATCGAGTGAACAGAACGCTTCCACCATGTCACCTTCTTTGTACCATTCCCATCTTTCAGTGTCTGCCGCTTCCTCTTTTGAAAGAGGTCTGACTATACTCGCTTTGAAACTCTTGTACTCGTTAGGTATTTCTATACCACCACAATATCCCCCTATAGTTGTGTTTCCGTTTTTATTTTCTACAGGAATACTAATAGAACAATAGTAATGTTCAGCTCCACCACAATAACCTATATAAGAAGTTATGTAAAACTCCACATCACGCTTTCCTTTCGTATATCCACCTATTGTGGTATATTCCTTACCATTAAGGCAGAAGGTGAAGCCTTCTCCAATCGTGCTGGGAATAGGAGCTTCCATTTCAGTAATATCGGCTCCACGTTCCACTTGAATCATTTCTTTCCAACTCATAGTTCTTATATGTTTAAATTGTTATTCGCTACTTCTCCTTATCGAATTTGTTGCCTACAATTTTGTATTTGTAAGTCTGCAATTCATAGCCTAATAAATCCGGGGAAGACTTATCGATTGTATAAACTTTTATGACAAACCCCCCAATCTTCTCATACCAGACAACCTCATAGATTGCAGCCTTTATATGGATTTGCAGAAGGTCACCTTCCCAAATCTCTTTACCTTCACAATCTGTAAATCCTGTGAACATACAGACGGTAGAAGGGTCAACCTGATAAGTGAGATTTCTGTTTAACTTGCTTTCTTTCTGACGATTCTCGATGATGTAGGTGTTACCACATTCGGCATAAAAGTAACCTACAACCCACTTGCCATTGTCAAGACGTTTAGCCTTGAACTTGATGTTTTCTATTTTCATAAGCTATTCTTTCTTCCCGTATAAAAGTTCAACACTCTTTCTTAGCACTGCCTCTATATGGTCTCTTTCGAGGTCTCTAGGCTGTCTAAGAAGCCATTCTATATCTCCGTCTATCAATTCTTGATAGGCTTCCTCAAACACACTCTTAGGAGACCAAGACTTGTAGCCATTCTTGTACTCTACTAAGTAGCCATCTTCCTCAGCGGTTGCTGGCTTAATTTCTCTACCAAGCACTTTCTGTGCTTCTGTCATAGTCATAGGCTCTGCCATAATGACCTTTGTACCAATAAACTTTTTCATATTACTTATATTTTAGAATGAATATTACTATTTCTATCAATTTTAGCTGGGTCGTAACACCCATCTATTCTACACTTTTGCCCTTGTATAGAATATTTACATCTAATATTCACAAAAAAAGGCAAGGTGGATTCTTTCTTTGTTTACCCATATTACTTATATTTATATCCTTTGCAGGACGGGTTAGTTACTCTTCCACTTTCTCAAGGGAAAAATAATCAATTCCCCAAGCTTCGTTTGCGTAATAGTAAGGTTCTCCGTTTTTCTTTATTTTTCGGATAAGGAAACGAACCTTGATTTCATTCTTGCCAAGAGAGAAGGCATCTTTTAGACGTTCTATGATAAAGATATCGCCATTCTTATCTTTCACCTTGTCGCCTTGCTGAAAAGGTAACAAACTGAGAAAGTCGTTCATTATATCATTCTTCTTTTTGCGAAGCTCTGATATCTGTTTATCAGCCATCTTCAAACAACCTTCTACATTCTGTAATTCGTTGTATAACTCTATTTCTGTCATATCTTTAAATTTATGCCCGAAGGCGGTTAATCACTATTTCCCTTGATGTATAAACTGGCTTAAATCCACCTCATCGTGAACAAGGACGTTTACAGCCATTAAACCATTTATGAGAAGTTCTAACTGTTCTTTGTTGATAAAGAACAATTTTCTTGCTATCTTCCCACCTTCGTAAGCACTAAGAAGAACTCTATCGTTTTCAACTTCTATGTTTATAAATGGTTTATTCTTTGACGTTATATCCAAACTATATTTACCCATACATGCACCTCTATTTATGCCCGAAGGCGGTTAAATACTAATGTAAATAAATATTTTTATCACCTAAATCTTTTAATGCTATATCCTTACACTTTTGACAAAGAAATCTGTTTCCTACGCCTTTGTCAAAACACGCTACAGAAATATAATCTTCTGGTTGGAATTTGCGCCCACAGCAAAAGCAAGTCTTTTGTACTGACAAATTAGAACTCTCACGCAACTCTTTAAAATGAGCAAACGTCCCAAAGAAGTGTCCTTTTTCACACCCTACTGCTTTGTAGATTTTCTTAGTTATTTTTACCACTTCCATACCTACACCTCCATTTCGTGATTAATTCCAAGACCGAAGAGAAGGTGCTGAAGTTGATGAATAAAACTAATACTAGCGATATTACTCATGTTCAGACCAACACATACCGACCATGCGCCATCTATACCTGTACCTTCAACTATATACAAAAGAGTTCTTTCTAATGGCAAATAATACCAATCATGATACATTTCTTTCTTCCATCCATTTTTCTTTAGAATCTCTACGGTAATAGGAATTGGTTTTATCTCATCAATGTTAACAAGACAGTACACCAAACCTTCTGTAGGACAAGACAAGTCAAAGTGACTTCCATCTCTTGGCTCTTTGATAAGCATGATTTTGTTATCATACATAACAAAATCACCTTCAATATATTTCTGTGCCATATCATTATATTTTTAAGTTACTATCTATATGCAAGGCATATAATAAATGTTGGAGTTCGTGAACATAGGTAAACTCAAAACGAAAATAGTGATTACATTCATTTATATAGTTCCAGTCTCTAAGATTTTCACATTGACTGATTTGTAAGTCGCCATAAGTCATTCTATCAAGCTCATCCCATTTGTCGTCTAGTTCCTTGGAAAACTGATAGCCACGCTCTTCGCTGCCAACGTAAAACCAGCTTGTGGATTTATTCCATCCATTCTTCTCCAAAATTGCGGGCACAAGATTAATAGGAACAATATCCTTAACCCAAGCACAGCAGTCACCTAAGAGATAGCCTTTCTCTCCAAATTCCGCACATTCGATGTTCTCTAAGCAGACAACACCTTTCAGAACCGTACCATCGTCTAACTTCAAAGTTTTTGATGGGTCTGATGATGTTACTCTGTAAACGACATCTTTTGCAGTACCTAAAGGTACTCCGTTTGTCATTACCAAATCTCCCGGAATATATTCTAACTCATTCATACGATTTACTTTTTACGATGATTATACTTTTTGATAGCATCCTTCTTAGAGGCTGCCATAATCTTAACACCCTTGATGGTAAACTCATGTTGTGCTTTTGGCTGACACTTCTGCTTGTCAGTGGGAATGTTGCCTTTCGGCGTACTAAGTCTAAGACTTGGAGAACCAAAAGGAAAGTCATCCATTTGATAATCTATTCTAGTTACCACTCCAATCATTGATAATAATCCTTTCATACGCTTTACTTTTTAGATTCAACAATTTCTTTCCAGTATTCACAGCAATGCTTATTGACATCATGTCCTATAAGACAAGTGTAAGTAATACCAAGACTCTTAAGTTTGCAAAGGTGCTGATTCTTTATAACAAAAGAACCACATTTATTTTCATCATGATAATCTCCAATAAAGTGCCTCTTACAATTGTTACAACAGCACCCTCTGTCTATCATTCTTCTCAATTCAAACGCTATTCCTTGTTTCATTTTTTAACTTCTTTAAAGATTACACTCTTTTTGTCTGAACGATATTTAGGAACACAATCCAATCCAAGTTGAGCTGCGCCACAATAGCCAGCTACATTGAAGAAGCATCCTTTACAACCATTCTGCTCTACAACTTCAAGAGTAACAGAAAACCTTTCTCCAACTTTAAGCTCTTTCATCACTTATCTTCTTCATTTAAAAGCACATCTTCAAGATAGAACCAACGAACAATACCATAATATTCAACAGTTTTATTCCAATAAGAACTTCTAAAGAAGTTAGTTTTAACAATTTGACGACCTTCCCTATCTCTACCATCAAATAATATTGGACTTAAATTAGTATATGGCTCTTCCTCAGCGTCATGCCACAAGTCTTTAAAGAACTTGTTGATAGCCCACTTCGCACCAGCTTTATAAGCATCTGATAATTCTTCTATACAATTATATACATCACCCATTTGATCTTCTATATACATAGAATTTTCTTTTGCATAATGCTTAGCAGCTTTATTTATTTTCTTATTGTCAATCATAATCTACCCTTTCTTTTTCTAAGTTGATTCTTTCTACGCATTCTTCTCTGCGCCTTACCATCTTGTATATCTTCACACTTAAAGTGTGGTAGATAATACCAAGGTATGCAATTCGTTAAATCTTCATTACCCATAATTAGCCCTACACGTTATTTGCTACCAGTAATCAACTTGCGTAATTGAGATATAACCTCATCTACGTTCTTATCATGTGCTCCTTCATAAAGTCCGAGACGAAGCATAATGATGTTTAGTGCAGGGTCGTTAATCTCAATAGCTCTTTCTGTGAGTACTTTAAGTACCTGTGCCAAAATCCGAAAAGATGCAGCATAAGGAACATTGATTGAACACTCAGAAATCTCTTTCAGGAATTTTGGCAAATCAACCTTCCATACCATGTCGTTCATAACATAGTTCTGAACATTCTTGCTTTTGATTTTCTTCATATCTAGCCCTCCACGTCTTTAGTTGTACCTAACAAATGCTCATTTCCTTCGTAAGGTTCGCAAAATCTATATCTTTTACCTCCTATAACCATATAGGGATGAAGGTCTTGTACGTTCACTCTCCTCCAAAAAAGAGCTGGCTCCCAACTTCCATAAGGATTATCTTTGACAAGTACCTTATCGAATGGTTTCAGCTCAACCTTTGGCTTTAAATCCACAATCTGTTTCTTCTCAGCATCCCAAGCCTTGCCTTTCTTTGCTAAAGCGTTAAAGAGAATTATTTGTTGAGTCTCTGTAATAGGCTGTATCAGCTTGTCTTCAAACGATAACCAATCTTCAAATTTCAATGTGCTCATATCATTTAACACATAGTATTCCAGCTTCATAGATGAATTGTCTATGCTTTTGACTATACTATAAGCAAGATACCCCATACCCGAGATACAAACAATATCTCCATCCTTGAACTCATGCTGAGCCTTTTCAATCTCCAAAGTTTCACGATTGAGTTTGCCACCCAGTTTTTCCTCTATGGTGTTGATGTAGCACAGGAAAGATTCCTTATCTTCGAGAAAAAATCTGTCAGTTGTACAAATAAATGCTTCGATATATACAATATCATTCTCATTCTCGCTGTCTAGATAATGCTTGCCATAGAAACTTGTATAGGTATCATCGTACCATTTATCAAAGATAATCTCTGTACAACCATCATTGCTAACCAACACATCACCTCTCTTCCAAGCGAACTTTGACCAATCACGCATTTTCTTTGATGGAAAAACGACACATTCTCCATCATCATATAATTTGCCATTTTTATCAAGATACCCTTCTCCACCATTCATAAAACCAAACTTTGAATTATAGAAGGATATTTTGAAACTTTTATCATCCACTTCTTCTAACTTGCATTTACCACAGGCGGAAGAATATAACTTCGTTCCTTTCGGCTTATCCTTTAGAATTTCAGCTACATTAATCTTTGTTTCCATATCTATTATCTTTCAATTAAGTTAGCTTTTAACTCTCGCAACTGGTTCAAAGCATCATCGAGAGCGTTATGATTATTATTCTCAAAAGTCTTCCACTCTTTTATGAACTCCTTTGCAGTTCTAATATCTCTAGGTTGCCAAAACTTCCAGGGAACTTCCATATTAAGATACTCGCAAATGTCTTTAATGCAAAATAGGTCCATTGCCCCTTTTGTCCACACTATAGTGTTTTCTGTATTGTATCTATTAAAGATTTGATATAGCTTATCTACTAAATATTTGTAGCTATGGACAATATGAGTAGGCTTATTACTTTCTGGACTGTTCTTTTGCTGAATCCACCAGAGTAAAGTTTCTCCAGTGAATGTTCTTTCACAAGTATTCCAAGCTTTAGGTTCTGTTTGTATCAGATAACGATCTAATACATCGAAATTTTCATCTGCTGGTACTATGCCAATTTGAGTAATAGCGGCATCATTTCTTCTACCTAATGTTTCTATGTCTATTACAATATTGCTTGCTGTTTTCATAATCTATCAACTTGCTTTATAAAAATTGAACCACACCTTGTTGCTCTGCTTATCCTTATAAACATTACCTTCAAGGTCGAAATAAACTCGTTTCTTTTGATTGAATTTCTTCATCATTGGCTGATTATTCTTGTATGTAGTTACATCATACTCAACCAATGAAGAACCACGTTCATTCTTTGTTGGAGGATAACCTGATTCACGTATGAAACGTACCTCAAATTCCTTATTTCCAATTTCAAAATTTGCTATAGCCATAATATTAATTTCTCATTATATGACACTTAATAACCTTGTGAACCGCATTTAGCTGCGATTCATTTAAATCCTTAATAAACTGACGTTCCATTTCCTTTGGAAAGATGGGCTTTGTTGGCTTCGGCATAGTGAGAACAGCTTGAATCTTTGCCCCCCCCATCCAAGGTAAGCAGACATCTGCGAGTAATCATTTCTCCTAACATCATAGTCTTATCCGTTTACATAGTTGATTACATGCTCCTGGGCTTGCTCATGCAAATTATCAAAAGCGTCTTCTATAACTCTGGCTACTTGTTCGCCATTGAGGTTATTCAGCATTTCGCCTACTACTTCTACCATCTTATCTATAGGTAAGGAACAGAACTCGTCAACTAAGAAATTCTTCTGCTCATTTATGAACATATCATCGTACCAATCCTTTTCTACGAAGTAATAAGCACCTTCATCTATAGCTAAAGAAGAGTGTTCTTCAAAACCTTCAATTTCTATAAGTTCTTGACTTTCTGGCCAGTGTACTAAATAATACAATTCTTTCATAATCTTAATCGAAAATATGATGGTTCAACTTTCTCTTTCTGAGGTTTCTCTTAATCACTTCCATATCCTTGTGGTCGTTAGTGCGGTCCGCAAGAAGCTTGATGATGTCGTAGATGTCATTTGCGTTATCCTCAAGGTTGGCGCAAATGTTCTCGTCACCAAAGAAACTCTTGTTAAAGGGTTTCAGATGGAAGTAGTACTTCTTAGCTGCATCTTGCATCTGATTATAGTGCATCTTCTGCTCTTGCTTGTACTGAACATTTAACAACTTGAACATAGATTGTTCATCCTTGATAAGCTGATCCAATACATCAGTTACCATTGCAATCAAGCAGCCATTGACCTGCAGGCGTTGAATAATCTTTTCCTGCTTCAAACCAGATGTTATTCCCAGCTCTGAGAGTGTAACCTTCAAATCGTCTGCTGTAACTTTTTCGCTTTTCATAACTTAATTTTTTGTTGTTATTTATCAAACCAGCTTCCTGAGTATTTCCATTCCCACTGGTTACAAATAAAATCTTTTCCTTCTTTTGGATTGTTGCAACTTCCATGTTGAGAACAATCCATACACGAATGTCCTATCATAATTTTGATACTAAGTAATCTATCTCCTTTTCTGTAAGTTCTATATTATTCTTATGCTTGAACTTGATGATGGCATCAATTCCGACCTCACCTTCAACCAACTGGTAGATGGCATCCTCATCAAATCCCTTGTCGAGAACCTTGATAATTTCCATTCCCAAATCATAGATTTTCTGCTGGAACTCCTTTTTGAGGTCTGCGTTGATTCGCTCTAAAGCTTCTGCTTTCTGACTAAATCCGCATCCGCCCTCAATAGCGAAGTCATTACTGATGTTCTGACACATCTGATCAATGTCCTTGCTACCGAAGAACTGAGCGAAATAGGTATCACCCTTTAAGGACTGTAGAATATCGATTTCTTCTTGCTTTGTCATAACTAATCCTCCTTGTCTAATTCATCATACTCTTTACGTAACTCAATGAATTTATTTGTGAAGTGGACCATATTATCTTTCAAAAGTGAAAGCATATCTTTATGGTTGAGAATGTCGCCAACCGCTGTGTAATACTTAAGGTTGTCGTTTGCATCAAGAAGGTCGAAGCTACCGCAGCATGCAACATTGGTGTTGAAAGACTCTTCCTGGAAATTACCAACTTTAGCTTGATAGCGAATCACCAAGTCTCTGTCTCTTCCAACTCCCTTCAAGTTCAAATGGACGATAAGTGACTTATAGCCTAAGTCAATACCCTCTACCTCCCAATCAGGGCAAACAGAAATAATGTCCTTTATCTTCTTTGTGGCTGACTCAAACATGTTCTCGATGTTCTTTCTAACCTCTTCCTTCTTTGTTTCGACAGAATTGTTCATAATCTTTATAATTTTAATTGGTTCAACTTATAAGGTAGGCTCTGAATAGTCAAAAGTACTACCTTTTATCTATATGCAAAGGTACGAAAATTTTCTGATATATGCAAATATACTAATGATTATTTTAGTTAAAAATACTAAAACAGTTAAATATATGCGAATATATCAGTAATTTTGCTAAATCAAAACTTCGAAGATTATGATAGATTTTAATGAACTTTTTAAAAGAAATGACGTTGGCAGCATCATAGGAGAGCTGAAACAACGCGTGCTGGATATTCCACTTTGGAGTACCCTGTTGTCTGAGTATGAGCCTATGCTCCATGAAATCGTAAACGACCACGTAGGCAGACAGGACAGAACGCTTGATGACGGAATGGTAGAAAAGGCAGCTAGATTGCCTATCGGATTGGAGAAGCTTCTTACACGAAGAATCTCTGAGTTCACAATGGCTATACCGGTCAAGCGTGTATATACGTATGATCAGAAAGACGAGGAACTGAAGTCGATTGTGCGTGCCATCGAGAAAATCTACACCTGTGCACACATTGATGCCGTGAACATGCACAGAGCAAAGTGCTATTACGCCTCTTGTCAGATGTTCACACTTTGGTACACGCAGAAGAAGCCTAACAAGCTCTACGGGTTCGACAGTCAGTACAAACTGAAATGCAAGACATTCTCTCCAATGGACGGAGTTGACATCTATCCTTACTTTGATGAGTATGACGACTTGCTTGCTCTGTCATTCGAGTATAAGCGTAAGGTTACTGACACAGAGCACACCTTCTTCGAGACCTATACCGCAGACCATCATTACAAGTGGGACCTGTCTTCAGACGACGAAGAGTCCGGATGGAATTTGGTGGATGATAATGAGATTTCTATCGACAAGATTCCAGCCGTGTTCTGGTACCGGCACAAGCCATGCTGGGAAGGATTGAAACCAATCCGTGAGAATATCGAGTACACCATTTCCCGAAACAGCGATGTTGTGGCATACAATTCCGCTCCTGTCTTGAAGATTGCCGGTGCCATCGTTGGAATGGAGCGGAAGGGAGAGAGCAAGAGGGTGTATAGAGTCAGCGAAGACGGCGATGTTAGCTACGTGTCTTGGCAGCAGGCTATCGAGGCTCTTAAGTATCACGTTGACACTCTCGTCAAGCTTTACTTCATGCAGTCTCAGCTGCCGGACATCAGTTTCGAAAATATGAAGAGCCTTGGCAATATCGGCTACGATTCAAGAAAGACACTTCTCATGGATGCCCATCTTAAGATAGGAGAGGAGAAAGGTGCATGGATTGAAGGCTTCGAGAGAGAGGCCAACGTCATAAAGGCGTTCCTTTCCAAGATGAACACTAAGTGGGCAGCTAGAATGGATGAGATTACTGTAGATCACATTATCACTCCATTCATCCAGGAGGATGAGAATACTCAGATTGACAAATGGCTTAAGGCTAACGGCAATAAGCCTCTCGTCAGCCAGAAGGAATCTATCCAGCGTGCCGGTCTTTCCGATGATCCTGACAAGACTTTCAACGAGATTCAAGGAGAAGAGGAAGCAGAGGCTACAAGAACAGCAGCTTCTATGCCTAACTTATTCTCGGAGGAGTAGCTATGAGAAAGAAGAAGGAAGATAAAGTGCAGCACTTCTGTCGTGAATGTGCTCATGCTACTGATTTTCATAGTATGAACCTTAAAGGACAGCCTATACTCGCCAAATGCCCATATCAAGAATGGAGCGTTCTTCTCAACTGGGATTGCTGCAAACACTTTAAAATGAAATTGTATGAAAAAGCCAAAACTGCCTAATCAGAAAAAGGCATATAAAGACCTTGGCAAGAGACTGAACGCTTATACCAGGAAAATCATTTCCATCTATGAGACTCTTGCCAAGGAGTCCGCTAAAATCGCCACCTCCACCGACTTCGATGGGGATGGCGAGTTCTCTTTTGATGATTACCCTAGAACAGAAAAGAAGGTGAACGCCTTGTTGGATTACTATTCAAACAATATGCAGGCATTGGTCTATAATGGCATATCGGACGAATGGAAGAACAGTAACACGCTGCAGGACCTACTTGCCAAAAGGGTAATCGGCACCTTTACTAAGAAGATAGCGGACGCAAAGCAGAAAGCTTACTTTGAGCACAACAACGCGGCAAAGAAGGCTTTCATAGAGAGAAAGATTAAAGGTCTCGGTCTTTCAGAAAGAATATGGAACCAGAGAGCTGATGTAAAGGAGGCTCTGGAGAAATCTCTGTCTGTCGGCATAGAGAAGGGTATGAGTGCTGTTAAACTCAGCAAGAAGGTCAGCAAGTACCTTAATGATTATCCATCACTTGCCAAAGCCTATAAGAAGAAATACGGAAAAGCCATAACCATTCAGAACTGCGAGTACAGAAGCGTGCGTCTGGCACGTAACGAGATAAACATGGCCTACCGTTCTGCCGAGCAGGAAAGATGGGCTAGGATGGACTATATTAAAGGCAAGGAGATAAAGACAACCAACAATCCTAGCCATAAGCACGATATGTGTGATTTGCTTGCAGGTGTCTATCCGAGTTATTTTCCTTGGGTTGGTTGGCACGTGAATTGTATGTGCTATGCCATCCCGGTAATAATGAGTGAAAAGGAGTATTGGAGCGGTAAACAGCCAAGCAATGCTATGCCTAAGAACTTCACAAATTGGGTGAATGACAATAAAGACAAAGTAAAGCAGTCTTCCTATATCACCCAATATGCTCGTTCAGAAAGACCTCAAAGACAAATAAGAATAGCAACTCAGAACTCGCCTGAAGTTAGGGCTAGACTTCGCGAACTTATAAATGAAACTCTTCAAGAGAAATTTAGAGAGGTAGAGTTACCAGACGGTCAAACGGCTAGAAGACTTTATCTCAATAATAATAATGAGGAATTTGTGGTAGGACGAAATTTCTTTTCTGAAACGATGGCAAAGAATATTAGAAATAGAAGACTTAGCGAAACAATACAAATTGCAGCCGATGTAAACGAATGGTTTCCTACAGCAACATTTGACAGGATTGAGGAAGGTAACCATCATGATTTTCAGTTCAAAGTATTCCATGCTACTTATCAAGGAAAACGAATAGAATGTAAGGCTAAACTTACAAGTGAAAATATCCTTTATACTATGAGATTACTAAACTAAAAAACAAGGGATTGGAAACCCTCCCGAAGTCTGCATCCGAAGACCGACGTGTGAGAGGTCTATCCAATCCCTATTTATCTTTTTCCTTCACCGCTGCAAAGGTAATATTTTATTTTGGAAAATCCAAATCTTTTCTTGGAATTTTAATTGGTTCAAGCCCTCGCTGGTGCATTTAATGTCTTGTAAGCCTCGAAAGCCAACGTGCTCACGTGCTCGCTGATGGTGGTGGAGATTGTCATAATGTCTCCCATAAGGAGCATCGTCTCTCCCTTTCCGACCTCTGTGATGAGACTCAAAAGGCAGCTGATTTCATCCTTAAGCGTCTCGGCTTTCTTCATCAGCGGTGTTGGCGGCTCGACCTTGACCTCTTCCTTCTTCTCGCCAGACTGAGAAGCAATACTCTTCTCAACAGCCTTCGGCACTTTTGGCTTCGGCAGGTTGCAGATGATGTTCTTCTCCTTCAATGCGAGAAGCCAGCGTCTGCCTCGCTCCGTCCAAAGAGGTCTTCTTGTGTACTTGCCCTTGATGATGTGGGTAGTCACCTCAGTTAGCTGATAGGTGGAGTAGGGACTTGTCAGCATCCACTCATAACCCTGGTTGAACGCAAGGCCAACCTCCTTCAGCTCTTCGTACAACTTCTGTGCGCTGCTCATGCCCAACTCCTTCGCCATCTGCGTAGTTGAATAGACACCCTTTGTCATGTCGCACTTCTGCACTCTCTTGAAGCATTCATCGATTCTCTCCTGGAGATCACCCATGATTTCCTTCTGTCTTGTTAACCACTCCTGGTCCTTTTTGACTTCGACCAGCATTTCCTTTGCGAACTCTTTCAAGCTCATGTCTGCGTTTGTTGCCATAAGATTCTGTTTATGCAACCATCGAGCTCATTTTATAAAGAAGGGCAGCCGCTCATTACGCCCTCAGAATCGCCTAAGAGAACCAGCGTCCCGGTTTTGTCTCCTCGGCAGGTCGTAACGTTGCAGTTGCCCTTGTATGTAGTTGGCTCTTAGTCAATTTTACGACCTTCTTTCTATATACAAAGGTACGAAAAAATCGGCAAATTACCAAATCTTTTAACCTAAATTACGAATTTAATTTATTGGAAATCAGAGAGTTAGATTTGAGATAAGCGATAAACTTATCAAGCATTCTTGACGTACGCTCTCTAATATCCGTTTCTGTAAAATCTGTCAACGTCTGTGACAGCATTCGTAATTCGTGTATCTTAGTTCCAATCCTCTCGCCTGTGGATTTGAACTCACCATTATAATACTTAATCTTGTCAGCAAATCTGTAATCGGATGCCCGAATATTAACTCTTCGCTCCAATACCGATTTGTTTCCCAACATTTCAAGAACCTCGTCACTCGACAATCCACCTTCCTTGACTTGTCTGTTCCTTGGAAAGATGTGTTCAATATCATATGTTGCGTCAAGAGGAAGCAATTCCTGGCTATCGAAAGAGAATGCCCACCACACAATCATCGACTTCGTAATCGCACGAGTGTTTGAAAAACTGAAGTTGGTGAATTGCGAACGGAACAATTCCTCTTGGAATAGATAGTTCTCGAAAGCAATCTCTTTGTTCTCTATGATATTCACCATCTCATTGAATACCGGTGCTCGCAAGGCTGTTATTCCTGGGTTGCTGATAGCATATGCCCAAATAAAGCCTATCAAACGATTCAAGAACAAATAGAACTTCTCGTTGTCTAGCATATTCTCAGCATTCTTATAGTGCATGAAATATACCGATACGATATATGTCCATAAACTGTTAGGCGCATAATTCAATACAAACAAGCGCTTTAGTACATCCACGGAAAAACGGTCTTCGTTCTGAGAATATACATCTTTCCAGAAGTCCGCAAGCAAGACTAGATTCTCTAAAGTCTGCTCTCGTCGAAGTAGAACATATCCATCTTTCTCATAGAACTTGCGAAGTCCTTCTGTCATAGAACTACGATTAGTCAGCAAAGCTCTCTCGTAGTACATATAGCGTGTAAACAACTCATCCAAAGGTGTTCCACGATATGGGTGGAATATTTTTGTAACGAGTTCGTCAAGCTCTTTCCATGTAGTGATAAACTCTTCCTTCTTTCCAATGGATGAGTAGAACTTATAGAGCTGTGCCTTGAAGATGTCTGAGTCAGACAATGGCTTACCTCTATCATTAAGCGTCGAGAATATTCTAAGAGCAGTATCTTGCGACTCAGCCTCTATCGGAAGTAGCACGCAGTTATTAAGAATGCGAGCTGGATATAATGCAAAGAAAGAAGGATATTCTTCAATGAATTTTCCTATCTTGTCTTGAAAGTATCTGAAGTTGGTCGCATATCGACTTTTTCCTTCTGATGTTCCTTTCCGGAGTATATCCATAAATTCTTCCTTGTCGTTATCAGTTGCAACCTCCGAATTTATCTTCAAGTCGTTTGGATCATACTCTCCGAACTCATTTGCTCTCCAAATGCACTTTTCTATGTCCTCTCGCATCTTGATTGAACGATTGTCTTTCATGTGCTCCAGGCGATTGTAGAAAGCTCGCAGTAAGAGAAGCAAGGTCGTAAGACGCTGCTGACCGTCAATGATTTCAAGTTTCCCTTCGTCATTACGGAATGTTACTATAGGACCGAGAAAGTAACTCTCTGAAGAATCGAAGCTGTCGCAGTTGTTATTCGGGAATGAAAAGGAAAATAAGTCTTCCCATAAGACCTTACATTCGTCTTCTCCCCAAGCATACGGACGCTGATAATCAGGAATCAAGAACGTCGCTTTTTTATCTTGAAAAAGATACTTTACGTTCTTTTGATCTACTATAAGCTTTGATGACATAGCAATTACATTCTACTTTTCATCAAACTCACCTTTCTCATCAAGATAGCGTACAGCTGCTTTCACGATAAACGAGAATCCTCTGAGTACAAAAGAACCTACCAGGCAAAGCAATGAGTCAATAACGTAGCCAAATGCCTGTATGCCACTAATACTTGAACTTTCATATCCATAACCGCCAGAAGTATTCAAGGCGTTTATCCAAGTTATAATTGAACCTATTATGGCTATAAATGAAACAACAGCTAAAATGTTCGAGATAGTTACAAGATGGTTTCCTACCTGTGGAACAAATTTTCTATTTCCCATATGATGCGCCCGTCATGCCGGTAGCTAAGCTTTAGTTAATAATCCGTCTATCAGATTAATAACGCATCATATGGTACTTTATTGTGTTGAACCAAAAAAAATCAGATTATTTTTTTGAGTGCCTTTGTTCGCCCAGCATTCAGCAGGCGGTACTCATTGAAATCTTTGTAGTGCTCGACCTTACCATAAAGCTTCGGGTGGTCCATCATCTTGTCAATCATTTCATTGGAGAACTCGTGATATCCGAACTCAGGGGCTCCCTGGATGGAGCCCATTCCATGGCTTCTCGACGGCTTGTAATTATAGGTAAAATTGATGCCTCCCTCATAGGAGTATCTAGCAAGGCTGTACGACAGGAACTTACCATCCTTTCTTAAGATGTACCCATACGTCTGTGTCAAGCTAATGACGCGATAGCCCAGCTTCTTGATTTCTTCCAGATTATCTTTCATACGCATCATACTGATGTCTTCTGAAAAGCGCACATTTCTTACATTGAACTCGCTGTGTAAATTGATGTGAAAATCGAGCTGGTCGATATCCCAATCATCCGGGTATATGAATTTTACCAATCTCTGCAGCCCTCTCTTATAGTTAATGAGAACCGCAAGAGTTGACTTTGGCTTGTAATTTCTCTTAATCTTAACCTTTACTTCCATAGTTATTTCTTCTTGAATTTATAGTTTGGGCAGCTTCTCTTGTTTCCCATCACAAGAAGTACCGGGAACAGCAGACCGTGCCTACAACCATTTCCGTGCTCGTCAGCAGCCTCGCAAGAGAAGCAGCCGTAATACTCGTTAATATTTAATGCTGCCATTACTCGTAATCCCTAATGTTCAACAATACTGGAAATCTCGGCACTCCAGCGTCAGAATACCCTTGATGCTGAACAGTCGCCGCCATACCTATCAACTCGTCCTTATCGGCTAAATATTGGGCTCTGAGTGACCTTGAACCTACCGGACGGGCACAGAACTCGTACTCTCCACACTTCAGTTTGAATATAGCGGTACCTGCATCATTGCCCTCCGCTTCCAAAACATCGACCACCTTGAACTCTGTCGTGTCGAACGATTTCAGCTTCATAAGGTCATTGCTTCTACCCTCGGTATAGGTTCCATCTGCATTTCTGATAATGGCACCCTCGTAACACGTAGAAACAAATATCTTGTGCCATCGCTTGATGTCTTTCTCTGAATGGGCAACGAAAGTCTGCGTAAGGTACACCGGTCCGTTTGGATCAATGGAAGCAAACTCCTTCTGCAGAACTTTCCATCTGGCAGAAAAACTTCCCGGAATCTGTGCATCGTAGATAACCATACGTAGCTTGTCGGTCATAGCAGAACGGCACTTGACGGCAGAACATATCTGCTGGAAGGTCAATTCCTGGTGGTTGTATATCTCCCCATCCAAAGGAAGCATACCGCGGTGTTTCTCTCCCCAAGCCTTAATCTGAGGAACATCGTATTCCTTACCGCCTCTCGATGTGAGGTGAACCTCGCCACCTTCTCCTTCATGAAGGATGCAGCGGCAGTTATGGATAACTATCCCATTGGCAACGTAATTATGTGTCTCAAATACCTCTATGTCGTATTTTGTCTCTACGGTCGTTTTCTTATGAATGTATGAGATAGGCTTGAATGCTGTTTTTAGCGTTGCTGGCTTCAAATACTCCAAATCTGAATAATAGTACTTATACTCCAAACCTTTCACCGCTCTAAATCTTAATACATCCAACAACTTAAATGAGTCTTCAGTTGTGAAAGTAAGATAATATCCAGCACCATCACCCTTTTCTCCCACTCGTTTATCCTTAACCATTGTAGGACAGCAATCATATTTAATCACGAAGAATTTTATGAACTCTCGGACTTGCTCTACTGAATATCTATGAGTAGAAAGAAAAATTCTTGGAGTCTTCTTGTTTCCATTATTGAAGCTGATTGTGCCATCGTCTGCATACCAAATAGATAAAGAGTTATCTGATAGCATTTCCATTAACTCCTTTACTCTGATACATTTTCTTCTTCTGAATTTGTGAGAACGATACTCCATATATTTCAATGGGTCAATGAAAGTTGTTACAGCCTCTATGTTAATTCGGTAACAATCTCTTCCATAGCCGCTTGTATATGGGTATGGCTCTGAATGCTCTAAGCCTAACAGGTCCGCTTTGAACGCAGCAAACTCTTTTACATTTGAACAAATATGAGTTCTCCAACTATCTTTTCTGTAATCCTTACTAAGACAACTGTCGCCAAACAGCATTCCGTTTAGTATTTCCATACCGTAATCAGATAATGCTCTGCATGCCACATGGTCGGTGTCTTTTAACTCATCTGCCCTTATGTAACCACGCTGAGTGAGTAGCTTGTGGTTATCTGTGCATCGTAGCAAATGCCCATCGACACTAACTTCGTACCAAACAGATTTCTCCGAGCCATTATTCGCCCAAGCTACTATATCACGATACACAAGACTTCCATCTTTTTCAGATAAAGCTTTCACTTTCATCTGATTTTCTACAATGTCCTTTATGTATAAAAGACCTGCGTCAGTATAAATTCTAGTATCTCCTCTAACGCATCCGTCATACTTAGGCTGGACGAAGCAAGGAAACTTCGTCTGTGACGGATAATATCTTGTTGCTAACATTGGTTTCATACGCTACTTAATATCTGAGGTTATTTTAATTCTCAATGGAGTACCATTCACTCTGTGCGTGACGAAAGACTCCAGGTCCGTATAGAAGCTACTATAGCACTCTACACTGGAGCTTTCTACTTCAATGGTGATAATCTTTTTCATAGCCATTTTCCGTATCTTCTGTGAATCTCATCGTAAATGTAGGCTCCGCTCGTATGCGAAGCACTGAACATTAAGATGATGTCGTTATCTACCTTAATCTGACTTGTCCTGACAACCTTATCGTTCTTGACGTGGTCGCAATAGACCGTGTTGCAGGAGTGATATAGGCGCATCGTGCGCCCATATCTGTCTGTTCCTATGTTCTCTTTGTACATGGCTAGTCCTCCAAATCTACATCAAAAGCAGCCTCAATAACTTCTTTGATGTCCTCTGTGTAACCGCAAATTCCGTTGTACTCCAGCCAATGATCCAGCAACTCCGTGTTAGTCATTTCAGCCACTTCACTCTCACTATACTCTGCCTCTTCTACGAGGTACTTCATCAAATCGTTCTTATCCATATTACTTGATTTTATTGATGTCACAAACTAATACATTACCTACTATAACGTCTCTGATACCTGCAATATTCACAAGCATCGTGGCGTTCTCGTTCTGAGGAAGGTCGTAAACCTTGCCTTCCTCATTAACTACCATTACCTGCGACTTGCTGAGTCGGACCAACTCAATGTGTCCACCAACAAATCCTCTCAACTCCTCCAATGAGAAATCCGTTCCGTTGGATGGCTCCACATTCTTCTGGGCGCCATCCGTGAATATTACAGTTGACAACATAGGCTAATCATTCTCTTTGCATTGTTAATAGAATAAGTCTGCGTCTTGCCGTCGATATAGACATATCTCTGACCGAACATATCCTCAAAAACCTGGATGATGTGCTTCTTGTATTTAAGAAGCTTTGTCTCAAAAATACCGTCCATAGCTAAACCTCCTTTATTGAAATGTTCTTATTAGGGTTGTGGCCTCTGCTTACCGCAATGTCGTAAGCGTCTGTCATGTTCTCATAATCACTCTTGCTCACGTCCTTCTTATGTTCGAACTCAACCTTTTCTAAGGTCTTGTCATCCATACCGTGAAACACTTCCTTGTAGAATGTAACTAACAAAGTACCCATAATCTTTATTCTTAATTGGTTCAACGATTGGTTTGCCTGTTAATCATCAACAGGGTATGCGATTTTAGTCTCGTACAACTTCTTGGTTGCCTCGAACTCCTCTTCTCCCTGGAACAATCCGCAATCTGCACTCTCGAAGCCCCAGTCCTCTGCATCTCCATCAAAGATGCCATATGCTGAAACTCGGAACAATGTAGGTGTAGCTGAAGACACCTTGATTGCCATCTTTTCAGATGCTATTCTCATAAGCTCTGAAATCTCATCAACTGTCATTGCCTCAAAGCGAGCGTAAACTAAATTCTTCATAATCTTTATAATTTTAATTGGTTCAACTTGTAAGGTAGGCTCTGAATAGTCAAAAGTACTACCTTTTATCTATATGCAAAGGTACGAAAATTTTCTGATATATGCAAATATACCAACGATTATTTTAGTTAAAAATACTAAATTATAATACACTGGTAATCAAATAGTTAAGGCGCCTACTCTCGCGAGCAAACGCCTAGCTAACATGGTTTAAAAAAGAAATTACAAGAAACCGCCACGTCTGAGCTGTGCATCGGTAGCATTGTTAAGCCACTCCTCGCACTTTTCTACGACGCCCGTACAAGCGTCCGGTGCATCATCGTGGGCGTTATATCCTTCCTTTCTGTAGGATTTCATATCATGGGCGAACTCCGGCCACAACTGTTCCCAATTAGAAGGGAAGACTAGTTTATTGTTTACCTCGCTGGAGCGAGTGAAGATTCTAATCTGTTTGTTCTTCGATTGCGTGAACGTTACGAACTGAGTGATTCTGTTTCCGTGTTCCCTTGTTATACGCTCGACATTGCGGGCGTAAGAGCGGCCACCGTTGTTACTTTCAACGAAACTCACCTCTGTCTGATTGCGCTTAACCATATTGGCTTGCGCTGGTTCCGTGTATTCCATCGGTCGCTTGGTGTATAGAACATCGGTAACATAATAGCCGTCATCGTGTGCATCGAAGCATATAGAGCAAAGGAAGTCGAAACCGGTATCTGCCGAGTCGGTATAGTTGCCAATCATTCTTGCATACCTTCTGTCTGGCAGCTCATCGTATGTTCTGAAGGCATGGTACATAAGACCTTCCATAGGGGTTGGGTTCTGCATGTACTGTGTCTCGAATACGAACTCGCTGGCATGCTTGATTTTATACAGCTCCTCCAGCGTATGCTTCCACGGCCACAAGGCTCGCTCCTTTCCATCCTCGTCTGTCTGTATTACCGGGAGGGAAACAACCTTCCACTCATTTGGCTCAATCTCTTGAAGGTAACCGCACAAGTCGTGCTCGTGCAACCTCTGCATGACGATGATAATTGGCGTATGACGTGAGTTTACACGGTTACGGATGGTTGTCTCGAAACGTCTGTTGATAGACTCTCTGACGTTGTCTGACAAAGCATCGTCCGGTCGTAAAGGGTCATCGATAACTATGGCTCCCGAAAAGTGACCGGGGTTGAACGTAGCCATAAACTTATCCATGTTCTTTATGTCTTCTTCGGTCCAGTCTGGCTGACCTGCACCAAAACCTGTGATCTGACCCAAGGTAGATGTAGCATACTCACCACCACCTGCCGTTGTGCTCCATTTTGATCTTGTGTTATCGTTCTTTCTGATTTTGACATTCGGGAATAGTGTTTGAAAATATGTGGAAGTTATCGTGTCCTTGACTGCCATTGAATTGTCCTGGACGAGACTTCCGGAATAAGATATATGAAGAAACTTTGAAGCAGGGTTCAGCGCAAGACCATATGCGATAAACATCTGTGAACACAAGAGGGTCTTTCCGTAACGAGGGCTGATATTAATAATCAGCTTGTTAGTCTTTCCCCTTATCACATCCATGAGCGCATCACATATAATCCTGTGATGTTCGCCTATTACATACTCACGTCGAGCAGTATAGGCGAACATCTTAGTAGTGAATTGCAGCAGGGACGATGCCACTAACTGCTTATGAAGAAAACGTTGTTTCTCAAAGTCCATTTATCTTCTGTAATTCTTTAATATCATCCAAGGACAGCTTAGGGAACTTGAAGTCCTCGCCATCCTTGCCGGTTACTTCTTGAATATGCTTATCTGCCAATCCGTTGAGCCTTGCAACAATGCTGGAATCAAACTGATGAAGCATGGCACCATCAATCTGCTGGGCCATCACGACATTCTCAATCTGTGTTATCACCTGCTCAAAACCTGGTCTCTTAAGATTACCTCTCTTGAAATCCGCCCATTTCTGAACGATGCCACAGAAAGCACAAAATCCGACAAGAGTATAGGCTCTTCTGAAAACCCTTACCTCTTGTCTCATGGAATTTGTGGATTTGCCGCTGCCGCCTGCAATGGAATTGCTACCAGTCTTTTGCTGCCAAGGGTCGTTTTCAACATCATCACAGTAAGCTACAAACTTATCCCATAATTCCTGAGAAGACTTAATCTTGTATGGTCTTCCAACAGGATTGGGGATTCTATGTACGAAAGACTTTACTTTCGGCTGTGATGATTCATCTGTCATGGCTTCTTAACTTTTACTAGTTTACCGCAAGCGGAACAATTATACTCATAATACTCTGAAGGCTTGACCTGGATATTCTCCTCAACTCCCTTCATTTCCTCCTTGAACTTCTGGTCCTTCTGGGCTTCTGTTACGACCTTCTTAGCCGTATGGTTAGTCTCAGCCTTTGAAGGTGCGGCCGCAGGCTTCTGCTCCTTTGGCTTAGCGTTGAGTCCAAGCATACCGGCAATGCTCTCATCGAAAGCAAACTGAATGCTGTTAGGATCACCGAGATAGGAGAGCTCCTTGCGAAGCTTCTTCTCGTTCCAAGTGGCAAACTCGGACGTCTTGTCATCAGCGATTCTATACTGCTTAATTTGCTCGTCAGTCAGATAGTCGACACGGATGCATGGAACCTTATCCATTCCCAATGCCTTAGCTGCCTTAAACACACCGTTTCCGGTTACAATCACGTTGTTCTTGTCAACGGAAATAGGCTGAGTGATGCCGAAATCCTTGATGGACTGCATGATTGCCTGTACTGCCGTCTCGTCGGTCTTGTGCGAACCGTCATGAGGCACGATACTGTCAATAGGTAACTCAATTACCTTATCATTAATCTTAATCTCTTCCATACCTGTTAATCCTCAATTTCTATTGTTTCCATATTTCCGCAATATGGGCAAACGACCTTCATATAATGTGAACCGTCCTCGCGCTCTTTGAGAACGAACAAATCCTTGGCAGGGTCTTCCTCCTCATCCGAAGGAGCTTCCTCGCTTTCACCAGCCTCTTCATTTGATGGAGCCTCGAAGTTCTCCTCTTCCACCTGAGAATAGTCATCTTGGAAGCCACCATACTCTTCTGCCTGCTGGTTGATGCTGTCGAGAGAGAAGTTGAGCATCTGATTGATGTCCTCAAAGAAGAATGCCTGCATATCGGTAGGAACCTCCATGTTACGCAATTCCTCCAAAAGCTGGTCTTCGTCAAAAGAAGACTTCTCTGCCAGCTTGTTATCGAGGATGCGGTACTTCTTTGCCATTTCGTCGTCCATATCCGAGTAAACTACAGGAACGAACTCCATACCCAACTGGTAAGCAGCCACGTATCTTGTGTGACCGGCAATGATTACACCTGCCTTATCAACGAGGATAGGCTTAACGAATCCAAAACGTTTGATACTCTCCTTAGTAGGCTCAACCGCATTTGTGTTATCACGAGGGTTGTCATAGTAAGGAAAGATTTCACTGAGCTTAACTGACTTTACTTTCATTTCTTATCCTCCTCCTTCTTCTTGGCTGTCTCTCTTGCTACGCGTCTTTCGTCGACAACCTTTTCGATAGCCGCATTATACTTATAGTTCTTGAAAATCTTGGCAAAGCCGGTTACATACTTAAGCTTTACAAGCTCTTTCTGTTCCAAACCTACCTTTTCGCAAATTTCACGCTCTGACACACCATCTCTGAGCATATTGAAAACGATGTTTACCATTCCATCTACAGAGTGACTTCCACGGGCACGATTGTGTCTTACGGTTGATGCCATACGCTGGTCGATGTCCTTGTCTAGAACTACGATAGGCAGCTTTCCACCACATCGCTCATTGATGTCCGCAAACTTGCGGATAACGAGGTTTCTGTGGAAACCGTCGATGATTACATACTTCTGCAGCTTCTCGTCCCAAATGGTAACGATAGGCATAGTGTAACCGTCTTCCCTCACGGATGTATAGAGAAGGCGCATTTCCTTATCTGCCACATGGTTAGGGTTGTAGTTGTTGGCTACAACCATATCCTTGTCAACCCAAAGCACGCAATCTACAGGGTTGACTTTCTCCGGAGATAAGGAACTGATATACTTTCTGAGGTCGTTCAAAAACTGCACCTTATCCTTGGCAGCATCAAACTCCTTCTTGATGTTCTCTTGAAGATTCATATTCCTTATTAGCTTTTTCTATTTTAACATAATTGTCGCTCAAATACTGACGCAAAGAACGCTCTACGCTCTGAATGCGCTTCATTCCGAAATCTTCCGCAATGACGCAGACAGCGCTGGTATAACCAATCTGATGTATTACGTAATCAATGCACTCCTGGCAATGACCGGCTTTAGCTACATTTCTCTTCTTGGCGGAACGGTAGCCTTTCTTGATAGTCTCCGCATTCTTCTTGTCTTCACAAAGATTGTCTGCGAGATAATCAACGTATTCATCCCAATCCTTGAAATAAGGTGGCAAGTTGTAGCAATATGAAGATATTTCATTAAAGACGTGTACAGACGTGTTGACGTTTGCCACTCTTCGCACCAGCTTGTCGTAGAACCATGGATCAACCTCCTTGATGAAACCTAAGTCGTGGATAGCCTGCTCATGAATGAGGGAACTAACTCGGCACGCTCTGAGTGGCTTCTGCGTGAACTGATAGTTGTAGAGCTTGCAGTACGGAAGCTTGTTGCTGAAGATGTAATACCATACATCATAAACCTTCCAATCCCAAATAGGGTAGAGCACCAGACTTCTCGGTGTGCCGTCTTTATAATATCCGCCACCACCTCCCCACGTAATACCTGGAAGGCACTCGCCTCTAGTAAGACCCGACAAACGTGCCGGCGATTCCTCGATACGGACACCGCCCAAAGTTAGGTAGTCTTTTCCGAAGAGCATTCTGTGTACCTGGTCGAGGGTCTTGGAGAAATACTGATTGTGAGGGATTTCCAAATCGCCATAAGAATCTGGTTCCTTCTCACGAATCCATTTTTCTCCAGGCCCCCATACATTGAACCATTCTCCCTTTGAGGCATTCCATTCCTGGAAGTATGACTGAATCCAATATGGCTCAACCCACGGCAAGTGCATGATGTATCGTATGTACTCGATAGTCATTGGAGTCTCTGCCTCTTGGTCTAGGAAGAGGACGGGAATTTTTTCAATTCCCATCTCCTTCATAACCTCGTGCGCAAGGTTGAGAACCACGGTAGAGTCCTTTCCTCCCGACATCGTCACGACAATCTTACGCTTACCATAAAACTCCCGAAAGATGTATCTGAATCTTTCAAGAGCTGCCTCATAAACGTTTTTGTCACTGTAAAATATCATTTCTTATTTCTATTGTTTAATAATACCTTGTCGCTGGAATTACTGAAATGGGTGTCAAGGTAATCCTTAAGCCTGCCCATCATTTCATTGTTGTTGTGACCGCGAGCGGCATTGTGCATGATTGTTGCATATCTTAACTTCTCTTCGTCGAAATCAACAAAGCATACAGGAACCATCTCATATCCGATGACGCAGGCGGCGCGGTATCTGTTCTCTCCGTCCACAATCTGCATCGTCGAGCGGTTGACAACGATAGGTTGAGTAAATCCGAAATAGAGCAACGATTTGATGAGAAGGTCGAAGCTGTCTGCATCATGCGTATTAGGGTTATAGTCATTCGGATAAATGTCATCAACCTTGACGTATTCAATATGCAGCGGCTTCACCTGCTCAACCTCGATATTGTCCTTCGCCAATTTCAAGGCTAGATTTTCCTTAGAGTTTTTGGTATTCATCGAGAAATTCCTTGTTTACGATTTCCTTAACCCAATCCTTGCTTGACTTAGCCAAATAAGGATTCTTGAACTCACTCTCCCAATCTACAGACTCTACATCAAACTGGTTGTCGTAGGTCTTGCTGTTTCGAGGAATGCCACCTACTGCGCCTGGATTGTTGAATGTGCTTCTGTATGCACCGAAATGCTGAACCAGACCGGGAACGATAGCGTAAAGGTCGATACCCTTTGCCTGAAGGTACGCCTTAAGGCGCGAATCATCATAACGTGTCTGATCATCCGTCATCTTGTTTGATGTTTCAACAAAATCCTTGGCGAGGTCATTTGGATATACGCTAGCCTGCAGCCAGAAGTTGGTTCTTGTAGAAATAACGTGCTTGCCCTTTGCGTAACAATCAGTATAGTCACCATTTGTCGGATTGTAGAAACTGATAACATTGTTTTCGGGAGCAAAAGAGAGAATATGTAAAATCTTGGCAAGAATGTTGCGGTCAAAGGTAATGTCATCGTGGATAACCATGCGATGGGTTCCTTCCGCTACCTCTTGCGTCAACGCTTGGGAATAATTATCCCAAAGACCCTTACCTCGGTCCATAGAGATACTGACAGGAATACCATAAGGCTTCGTGCTGGTCTCTATCAACTTCTTAAGGTATTTGCCCTCACGTTCTCGCTTCGGAACATTGAGGATGATAATCTGAGAGAGTTTAATCATATGCGTAATTATTTAGTTACTGTCCATTCTCCACCTCGCTTGGCAACCTTGCTGATAGCTACAGCCAAACGGTTTCTGTTCATATCGCTACCATAGAAAACCTTACCTGCGGCATAGGCTGCTTGGGCAACAAGTCCTTGACCCATGAAGAAGTCTGTGATAGAGCTGAACGGAACATCCTTACAAATCTTGAACACCGCATCCCATTCATCCATTCCCTGGAGTCCCCAGTCTTCTGCCTGCTTGGTGCCTTGGATAATCCAGCACTTGCAATCTGGCTTATGATAATAGGTGTTCTCGTAGATTTTTACATGAGGGAATAACGATTCTACCATAGGGACCAACTGCTTCTTATTTCTGTAGAAGCACTCGACGAATAGTCTGTCCGGATTAATCTGCTCGATGCACCTCTTGATGTGGGCAACGAACTCATCAAAATTGTCAACTGGGCATTGCTTCTCTGCCTTGGTGTAATACGCTTTGAGGACTCCTTTACTTCCTGCTGGGTCGATGAATACGCAGTCGGCATTCTTTGAAAACTCAGGAAGCCCCAAAGTAATATCGGCAATGGTAATCTTGCTACCATTGCCTAAACTGTAAATCTCGCCTTCTGTGATGGGGTATTTATCAATACTGCCATCATAACGCAAACCTTTCTGTGATGTCATACGCAATTTACTATTAAATAATTGTGATACTCTGATACGTTTTCTTCACCGAAAAGACTGCATAAGACCTTCTTGGAATAGAAGAAATGCCTAAATTCTACATCGCATTTCTCGTAAGTGACGGGGTGATACGTCTCCTTGTAAAACATCAAGAACTTTCGGGCTTTACACCGTGATATTGAAAGAACAGCATACCGCGAAAGATAAGATGGAGAGCCGAACAAAGCTACAATGTTATCAAAATTCTTGCAGTCCAGGTTTTTACCGTCGAAAGGCTCACAGACAACCCTTTCCTTATATTCAGGGTGTTTGTTAATGAACTGCTCCAACATTCCTTTACTAGGATCAACTCCTAAGTATTCCTGCGGGTCGATTTCTGCAATCTCTGTAAGTAAGCCGGTTCCGCATCCGATGTCTAGAATTGAACCGCTGAGAGGTGGGAGCTTTTCCCCCACCTCGCGGTTCTCAACGAGACTCATTTCATCACGAAACAAAGTGTCGTACTTACTTGCTATTTTATCATACTGGGAATATTTCATTTTCTAATGTCGTCTGTTGCCAGATGATTTTTTTACTTGAAATGGTTATGAAATTCTTGTGATTGTATATGTTACAATTCGGGAACATTGATTTCAGCTGCATTCTGTCGTAGGTGAAATGGTGCATTTCCTCGAACTCTGCAGGGGTGTAGTCATCCTTGTAGAACATAAGGCAATAATCCAGACCACTCTCGCCCAGTTTACGGAGATACTGAGGCATGAAGTAGGAAGCGGTACCGAAAAGAGCAACCACAACGCTGTCTGCCGACATCCATTTCTTTATCGCCTCCTCAAAAGAAATAGTGGAACATCTTCGGAAAAAACCAGAGGTTTTCTCCCTGAACTGCTTGATTGCTTTCTTGCTAGGATCAACTCCATAATACATTTCCGGCTTTATCTTGGTGTAGGCGACGAAGTCTCCGTTTCCGATGCCTGCCTCGAAAAATCTTCTGTCCTTGAATGTGGACATGATAGATTTTGCCATCACGTCCATCTCCTGGTTCGAATAGATTCGCGGTATTGGCCACTCGAGGAAATCGAACTCGTTGAAAACCTTCTGTCTGTTCAAAATCCAAGTAGTCTCGAATGGGTCACCCATCGTCCAATACTTATAACCGTCAATGTAAAGGTAAGGGAAATTATACTTCCCCCATCTTTCATGGATTCCATTTTCTCTCTGTGCGCTGACAAAATAATAGAACTCATCATTTGTCAATGCGCACTTGTCTCTGTGAATGTACTCATGAGGAACGTCTATCATCGAAGTGGCCCATTGCCATTTACAACGCTTGATGTACTCTCTGAGCTTACTGTAATCGTATTCCATTGCTGCAAATTTAAATAAAATATTTGATGATTAAATACTTAAAATCTAAAATTAACTATATTTTAACATAAAAACATGAATATATGCAGGTTTGATAGCCTAAAACACCACAAAATAGGCTCTTCTTATACGCAAAGGTACGAAAATTTTCTGATATATGCAAATATATCAAACGGAAATTTTAGTCAAAAATACTAAAAAAATTACGCCGTTCTGCTTGCTCTGTTCGGAAGCCTAGATTCTATCTGCCATAGATTGTCGTTGATGAGTTTTAGGATAGTATCGTGGAAAGCTGAGTTTATGTTTCTATGTCCCTGACATTGTACTACGGTAACATCGGCCAGATTAACCTCAATCGTTTCCATACGCTGTCCGTTCACTTTAGCGGAAAGTATGAGACAGTTAGGCATTCTATTCACATCGTAATATCCGTTTCTGAAAACACAGTGTCCCATTTCCTTACCCTCTTCGAAGAATTCCTGGACGGACTTAAGAACCTGTATGTCTATGACACCATCCTTTATGTCAATGTCAAAGAACTGCTTTCTTCTGGCAACATAAACATTAGCCATTGCTTCTGCCTTTTTCTTATTCTCCTCTTCGGCTTTAGCAGCTTGCTCCAGATATCTGAGTTGCATTTTCTCTTCCGCAATCAAACGCAGCTTAGTCATTCTGTCCTCCATTTTCTTTTTCTTGTTGTCTGCTGACTTTAGCCACTTGTCGTGTGCCTCGCGAAGATTCTCCGGACAAACTACAGATGGGTTTCGTACATCCTTTTTAAGATATATGATGCTGTCGAGCATATCCCACCACAGACTATCGTAAATGTAATCAGCCTTTCCATGCCTGATTGCTATCTTGACAGCAGACATTTTTACTCTGTCGAATACGGCTTCGTGATACTTACACATATTCCACATATCAACATCACGTCTCATGAGGGTTTCATTATATGTGTTTGCATTGACGGAACGGAAAATTTCGTCACACGGAATCTTTTTCCTGAAGTCTCTGAGAGCATATTTATACTTGCCTTGGACTGAAGCGTAATATACTCCATCGAATCCAATATCACGAGGATCCCCCAAGCTACTCCACACAGTATGCGTTCTTACTTCCAACTTTCCGAAAGTAGAAAAAGCATCTATTATATATCCGCAGGTTCGCTGCTTGGCAAGAAAAACATATTCCCCGTCTTTCAACCATTGCTGCATACACTCCTTGAAGTAAATCTTCTCCTTAGCCATCTTGTGGAACCGGAACTTCACTCTTACCTGGAAGTACCTGAGAACCTGCCATCCCTTGAATGTGCATACAAGGTAGAAGCATCCTCTAGAAAATCTATCACTGTATTTGTAGGCATCATCTTCAGAGATGCAAGTCTTGATGGCCCACTCACGTTGCTTGTCTGATAACTCCGGTATTCTATCTGAGAGTTTTACAACTTCACGTTCTGTCTTATTTCTTGGCTTCATAACTCACATATTTAAAAATCAAACAAACTCAACTGCCCAATCTCTGCATCCTTCTTTCTCTGAGCCTCGGCTTTCTTCTTCAAGCGTTCCTTCTCTGCGGACTCCTTCTTTTTGAGCTCCATGATCTTGGCTTGCTTGAACTCCTCCTCAGCCTTCTTCTCCAGATTCTCCTTGGTCTGGTCTGAGAGATTTGTAACAATGGTGCAATTCTGATTCTTAGTGAATGAGACTTCTTCTTCATTATAATAATGAATTGCAATTCCATAAATCTCATCATCGTCAAACCCCTGTCTTCCGGATTTCTTGACCTCTGAGATAATAAAGTCGCAGCAATCATCGATATTCTTGCCAGGCTTGGCGTAATCCTTTGCGAACAACTCATCCTCTGCTGCACGCTTGTCAAGATATGCCTTGATTACCTTCTTGAATGTTTCTGATCCTTTCATAACCTTTCCATTTTTTGAAACCTATAGGCTTGTCTCTAAAACCCTTACGGAATGCTTCTCTCATAGAGATGCAAATGAAATCTACGCTGCATTGTGCCAAGCCCGTACAAAACGCACAATCCTCGCAATCATCCATTGGTTCCGCTACGTACACGATGCCGTTAATGACTATCGCCGCTTTCTCCTTGAAGACTGCCATTTCTTTTCGCCAGCAAGCCCTTTGCCCTTATTAATCTTCTCGCCAAATCTAAGTCTCTAGACCTTGTGGCTTTTTCATTAATAAAAGCAGCTGCTTTCTCCAAAACACTAAGCAATTCTCTGAACTCAGTCTTCGTTGTCTTCACTTCCATACGCTTCCTGTGCCGTTATAATTCTACAACCGGTGTAATCGTCGGCAGAAAGGACAATCTCACCATTCTTAACCTTTTCTCTAATCATAGAGCAAGCATCCGTGTTTGTATCTGCCTCTACGGTTATTGTCTTACTCAGAATTTCCTGAATGCAAACATCATATTTCATATTATGTTACCTCCCATGTTTCAATGTTAAACTCGTAGCTTTTACCACTACATTGGCTCTGCCCAATATTGCGCAAATCTCTAAGTTGCTCTTCCGAAGCTCCGTTAGCCTCGGCTGTTGCGTAGCATTTCTGAAGGCTATCGGCTACTCTGAGTAATTTGCCGCTTCCATTTGTATGCCAGGCATCATCTTTATAAATTAGATATACCTTCATAATTAAACCACTTTAAAATGAACACTAGTTTTATCTTCTCGTTCGTCAGCAGTACAAGCTAAATTTGCACAAGTAACTTCTTGATCGTGAAGTGGAACGTTAGGTACACAAACGACGCAATTAACACAATCTCCACGTTCCGCTACCACGCAGGTTTTCCCGTTTATACTAAGCTTCTGTCCGATAGGATAGTATGTTTTTACGCCAAAACTGCTGACCGAGATAATATCTTTCCCTTTCATAATCAATCCTCCTTTTCTTTTAAGTAACGAAGGTATAGCTGACAGTTGTCACAATCGGAATTGCATCTGTAACTATACTCGTTGGCACAAGCCATAAATAATTCACTTCTTTTCATAAACGTCTCGATAACAAATAAATAAGTCGTAAATCATCTTCTCGCAAGCCTCCATATCTTCCAGTACATCCCTCATGTGGTATGGTGCTCCATTCTTCCCATGTCCATCGTTGTCCAACCACAAATATGCTTCACTGTCAGCATCATATTCTACGTAACGCTCGTGAATGCTGTTGATCAATTCTTCCGCACTTTCAAATGGTCCGGTTGATATTGAAAAGTCTTGACCTGCAGGTGAATATCTTGAAAAGAGTAATCCTTTTCCATTTGTGTATTCCTCTTCGGTGACAGTCCAGGAATCAGACTCTGCTATTTTTATTAATTCTTCTATTTCCATACTGATTAAATTTTAAAGGTCGGGTGCCGTCTTTCCGAGCTGCCGCAAAAAATGATATATCAAATGTTATTATTAAATCCCGACCTATGACTAACGATGATTTTACTTAATTCTACATGACTTACCTCCAATCTTATTAAGTTTAACTTCCATATCCTGTAAATCTGCCAACGGCAGAACTTACGCTTTCATTAGTTACAGACCCCGGCTTCAAGAAGTACTTGTAATGCGTGCTTCTCTCCAACCTCTCACTCCAGCAGAAACCGAAAGCATCGAACTCTTTGCCACACCATTCATGTGCGTAGTAGTATTCGCTGGCATGCACCTTTTGCTCCTTGCTGAGCTGTAAGAACAATGCGCAATACTTATTGTGCTCTGTTGGATTCTCTTTAAAATCCTTCTCAATCTGCTTACGCTTCTCGGTGTATTCAGCCAATTTCTGCTGATACTCTTCCTCGCTCTCGCAAAGATAATAATCTGTGTCAGTCCAACGGCTATCCCAATAGGAATTGGAAGACTGATGTATATGATAAATATTCTTCATAATTGTATATTTTTGTTAGAAGGTAGGCTGCCGTCTTTCCGGCTGCCAGATAAGAATAAGGTATCTAACTTGTGGGTGTCCTTAATACCCGTTATGTTAAACCTTACTTTTGCCTACCTTTATAATAAGTATATGAATCCATCATACTATTATAGAACCACTGCCACGCAACAATCTCTTTCTGCTCTTTGGTTATATTTAGAGCATCAGTAATCATCTTTCTGCGCCAGTTTATCAGTCTGTCACATGACTGGATGATTCTTGCAATCATCACATGGGCGACATTCTCCATCATTACTGCCTCGCCGTTTACCATCTTCAGGGCATACTTTTCAGCAGAATCGTGCCAAAGATCATAGGCGACTGAATCATTATTGAGCATAAGATAGAGTTCTTCCATATCAGCAGTTCTCTTGTACTGAACCATTTCCTTTACCAACATAGCTAGCCCTCCAATTTGTCTATATACTCTTTTCTTGCCTCCACGAATACCTTAGCTTTGCGCTGGTCCGAAAGAAACTCTTTGATAGAGAACCCCAATGCGATAATACCATTCTCAAATTCCCATGTATATCCGCATTCATGGTTGCCAAACTCATAGATGAGAGCATCCTTCAAATTCTCGTCATTTGAATAGAACTCCTCGTCCTCCTTTACTGAACGCTCGGAAAACTCGATGAACAAATGTTCATCCTCTTTTAGGCAATAGGCTCCACCACATAAGGAAGAAATCTTCTTTAAGTCTTCCTCGCTGGTTGAGAGTCCCCACTCAGCCATCATTTCCTCAAACTGCTTGTCTCCAAAGGCAGCTTTCATCGGAAGCTTGTCGAACTCCTTTTGTTGCTTGGCTTTATAATCTACGTATTTCATAACTCGTTTAATTTATACGCTTGGCAAGCATTGTCCCCACAATGAGGGTTCTCGGAAAAATCACAAGATCCATATCCATAAATGTCCTCGTGAAGGAACAATGCACAGTTGCCACAACACTTGTTTATATTCTTACACATATTCCCTGGTCAACACCTCCTCTGTTATAATAGCGGCTGCACTTAAAGCCAAGGCTGGTCAGCCAATCCGTAATAGCTGGATGGAGTTTGTATGGAGCATAACAGTCTCTCCACCAATCCTTGCCATCTGGGTCTGGAATTTCCCAATCATACGAAAAGTGTGCTGCGCCACCGATTAATGCGTAATCATATTGCGTCAAGTACTTCTTGATATAAGCAAGAAGCTTTTCCTTGTGTTCCTCTGTGAGTTGAGAAACTCTAGCTGCTCTGATTTCATCGATTAAACTCATACTCGTTCCTCCTCCTTTACATAAGAACTACAATGTAGCCTAATGACTTGATAAGATTGAAATTTGAATTTCTCATAATTATTCCCTTTCTATGAATTTTAATTGGTTTATATTTTACTAATCTGAAGCGACATTCTGGTTAAAATCATCTTGTCGATTTCTTCGAGGCAACTGTGCTCATCGAGCGTCCTCAAATCATCTATTGAATCGAGATATTCTTTCACGGTCTCGAAAGAACAATAGCTGTTCCCGTACTTACGGAAGTACTCTTCCTCTATGAATCTGACCAGCATATACTGCTTGCGAAGCATGTCGAAATATGGATTATCTCTGTAATTGCCCAAATTGTGGTCTGGTCTAAGATTTTCCTCAATCTCTCCAAAAGCCCTGAAAACTTTATCCGTCGAAAGGCATACGACCGCACACTCTCTGAAATGTTTCTGCAACTGTTCCTTTTTAGAGGAGGTCAAACTGCTAGTTTCAATATATCCTAACTTCTTCATAATCTTTATAATTTTAATTGGTTCAACTTGTAAGGTAGGCTCTGAATAGTCAAAAGTACTACCTTTTATCTATATGCAAAGGTACGAAAATTATTTGATATATGCAAATATACTAACGATTATTTTAGTTAAAAATACTAAATTATAGTGCTTTATAACTATCTGATTATCAGAATGGTGCATCTGCTTCTTCTGGCTTTTCGAAAGGCACCTGTACATCTTCGTTGATTAAATTCGTCTTGAAAAAATTTGTCGTATTTTTATTGAATCCCATGAAGAATTTAAACGTACCTATATTACGTCCCTTAGCAACATCTATCATAGCCGTTCCGTCAGTAGGGTAGTCATCCTTATTGTCGAATGGGGCAGGATACGCTCTGTTGTAATACTCTGCTCGATAGACTAGGATGACAACATCGGCAGCTTCTCCTATCTGTCCACTATCGCGCAGTCGGTTCAGATTCGGCTCCGGGCAGTTACTATCTCTAGACAACTGACTTAGGGCGATGATCCATATGTTCAGTTCCTTTGCAAGGTTCTTAAATCTTCGTGCGGCATCACCCATTGCCTGCTCTCTGCTGAAACTTGTGCTTCTTGAGTTCACATTAAGAATCTGCAGGTAGTCAACTACGGCTCCGTCTATGTCCTTCTGCATCTTAAGCATTCGGATGGAAAGAAGGAGAGAGTCTATATTAGACGTACTTTTGTCATCAAAAAATAAATTCTCTCCAGGAAGCTTACCTCTGGCCTCGTCTATTATCCTAATTTCACTCGGAGCAAGACTGCCCGAATAGAGGATATTGTTTGCTGGAATGTTAGTTTTTGCAGAAAGCAGACGTGCAGTAAGCTGCTCCTTCGTCATTTCCATAGAATAGAAAGCAACCTTTGCTCCGTCCTCGATTGCGTGTCTTGTCATACAAAGTGCGAGGCTCGTCTTGCCCTGAGAAGTTTCGCCGGCAACAATAATCAAGTCAGACTTCTGTAGTCCTCCCTTTTCATCGAATCTTTCCATTCCTGTCTTGGTACCTGTCGTAACACCTCCAACGGTGGCATTCTTAATCATTATCTCGTTAAGGCTATTCATAGCGTCAGTCAGTGTGGAAACTCCATCTGCTTTCTCAAATACTCCTCCGATACTCTCAATAGCTTCTTGATGTGCATCAGAAGTCAGTACGTCTTCTGATAATCCAACCTTTGAAAGCTGCTGGCCAACTACCCATAGCTTTCTTCTTCTACCAAGATCCTGCAATCTTATGGCATGAAACTCTACATGGGCTGATGATGCAATTTGCGCAGAAATGTTCATTAAGTCTAATGCCGTGACATTTGACTTCTGCTTACTCAGTTCGGATGTCACGGATATGATGTCTATTGGCATTCCACGCTTTCCGATATTGTCAACGGCTTTCCATACGTCCCTGAATATAGGTCCATAAAAGCATTCTTCATCTAAGTACTGGCTCACTATGGTATATGCGGTCGGGTCTATGAGAAGGCTACCGATAACATACTGCTCTGCCATAGGGTCATTTACTAACTCCTGTTTCTGGTATGGTGATTGTGCTAAACTCATCTGAACGATACCTCCTCAAAACTTAAAATATCAAACATTTCGTGCATTCTATCTACAATTCTTGGGTCATCGTACTTCTGTCCGATGTCAATGGCCGTTAGGTTTGAGCTGATAATCGTGGGCAGCATCTGCTCGTAACGATAGTCCAACAACTCGTCAAACGGCTTGTAGTGCATTCCGTAAGCAACTATCTCCGTTGGCTCGGCACCCAAATCATCAATTAAGAGAAACTTGGCGTTCATGATTGCTCTGAACTCGTTTCTGTCTTCGTGAATCATGTAAGCCATATCTCTAGCCTTGACGAAACGCGGATATTTGTCACCCTCGCAATAGCTAATCTTGTTTGAGTCCACAAGATAAACTAGCAGATCTCGAATAGACTTTAACATCGTAGTCTTGCCGTTTCCAATGCTGCCGGGCATAAACATCCCGTAAAAGTTGGTCTCTGTAGTAAGAAAATCCCCGACTTTCGATATTGCTTCCTTTAGCTCGTCAGTGAAGACGAACGTTCTTTTTCTTTTCTCTACCTCTCGTTTGTAGGCATAGTAAAGAAAGTTCTTGGCTTCTCTATTTTCCAACGGCAACTCCAAACCCCGACCGATACGCTGATGTGTCTTTGTGGTCTGGAGCTTTCCATCCTGTTCTAACGTTCTTTTCATTTTCTTTTGCGCTTTTAAAGTTTTCAAAACTACCTTCGATGATTTTCACGAAGTTCTTTTCTTCGAATACGTAATCGAAGTCCCTCTTCGGGCCTCTTCCTGTTTTGCCAAGCAGGTAATCAGAGGATTTTACGTTATCAGAAAACGCAACTAACCCTTCTTTTCCGTGAGCCTCGTACATCGAAATGTAGGCTAATTTACGTTTATCGGTCAAACATTTTACCTCTACCAAGCCAAGTTTATTGAACCATCTAATAACACGTTGCCAATCTATCTCATATTGCCTTTCTTTTTGCTCTACGGATAGAACTGTGTTCCCCTTGAAACGCAATTCGTTCTTGCTCCAAGTGGCAAGCCGCCCCGCCAAACTAAACTTATTCTCTTTCTCGAATCTCATACGAGTATCGTCTTTGCCAGCCCCAGTCCAATAAGCAGCGAAGTCATCTATTAACTTTTGCCCGTATTTTGAAACATAGGGTTTGAGTCTTTCTGTAAATTCAGTTCGTCTTTCTGAGATTGACGTGAAGAGAGAAAGCTCGGCTTTCTCTACTGCGTCAGCAGTCTCTTTTAGATTTTCTTTTTTATTTTCTTTTATGGGGGTATGGGGGGAATTTTCTTTTGTTTTTTCTTTTTGCGTTTCACTTTGCGTACCCATTTGCGTTTCACTTTGCGTTTCACTTTGCGTTTCACTTTGCGTACCCATTTGCGTTTCACTTTGCGTTTCTGTAATAAACGCATTTAGTCCAATAATCTCATACTCAGCAACTTCGCCACGCACCTTGCTTGGCTTAAAATTAATGAATCCTTTCTGCTGCAAAGAGTTTCTAACACTACTAATTGTTTTCCTGGTGAAGTCGAGTTCTATCTCGCACTTCTTCGTCGGCAATTTGAATGGGTTTGCCCAGTTACCCAAGTCGCATTGTTTCAGCAAATAATAATACATATCTGCCTCGCAACTTGTCAGCGTGCAAACTAACCTCTTTTCCCAAAAGGATTTCAATAGCTTAGAGTAATCGACTATTTTCATAATTGGTTCAAGTCCTCGTTCTTAATGAAGCAAATCTTACCTCTCTTGATATTATTAGACAAGGTGTCAACTTCGTTCTGTAACTTACTGTAAACAACTCCCTGCTGCTTTGAGATAAAATTATGGATAGAAGGGCTAAATTTTAAAGCGATAGAAGCCATTCTCTCTAAAATCTTAAACTCTCGATACAGTACACCTGCTGACTTAAACTGTTTGTCTAAGCCTACCAAGAACATTCTGTAGTCCTTGATACCTTCAAAATCTCTAAGAAAATCTGTCTCTTCCATATTGTATAATATTTTAATAATTACTATAACGATTTCTCTTTAATACAAAAGTACTAATTTAATTTGATATATGCAAAAGAATTAAGTTAAATATTCAAAAATACTAAAATATATCCGAATATATATTTGGTTATATCAATATTTTTTAGTACCTTTGCAATATGTTTTTTCCATAACATCTGTAAAAAGAATGTTATATGGGTTTCTCTTTAGCCTGCTGGTGAGCGGGCTTTTTTTATGAGGTTTGTTTGGCAATTTAAAAATAATTTATTATCTTTGCAAACAAATCCCTTTAAAGTGTAATCTTTATAGGATTTTAATTGGTTCAAGTCCTCGGTGTTGTGAAACACTGGGGACTTATATTTTTTACAGATTAACGGTGATACCTTTCTCATAACTCAATCTCTTTACTTCATTCGTGTAATACTTGATCATTTTCTCCAACTCTTCGTCATCCCATTTCTTTGTGGAATGAGCACGCTCTCGCAGAGTGGAAAATCGGGCAACACCAATCTTCTTAATCAGATTCTCCTGGTAGTATATAAGATGGTCTGACTTCACTCTGTTACAACCGATACATTCTGCGTTGCAGTTATCTTCATCAAATCGGGTGGCCATGTTGGAACGTCCAAAGAAATGACCGCAATCAAGCTCTCTGTACGGCTTTATCTTTCCGCAGCTGATACATTGCCCCATGCCGCTTGGCATGCAGTCTCTCAGACGAATATACAACGCAAATACCTTGTCTAGTCTCTTGACTAAATCAGGCTTACTCTTCTTTCTCTTTTTGGGAGCAGAAGGAGATTTCTTCTTTTTCTTATAAAATGGAAACATTTCTTTTGTATTTACATGTAACATATTTGTCCGTCATGTTCGAAAAATCAACACATAAACGGCAAGCTAAACTTCCTACATAAATTGGTTCTTGTGTAAATACTCCCTTTCTGCAATGCGGACAGAGAGTTAAATACTCAGTTCCTAATGCGGAATCTCTTTGCTTATATTCAATAAGCTCATTTAGAACGCTCATCTTAGTACGACATTAGTTAATTGTGTTCCTCTGGAATACACCGCCCATTTCGTGGTTCCTGGAGGTCTGCTAATAAATAGGTCTGCGACATTTCCAAACCGACTATAATTACCCGACAAGTCAACTATCCACCCTTCTTTGCCGTCAAAGGGTCTGATTGCACGGCCTACCATCTGATAGTAGAGTCCGAGAGATTTTGTCGGGCGTGCCAAAACAACGGTGTCTAAGGCTGGATAATCGAATCCCGTAGTCAATACACCAACATTGGCAACCACCTTTATCTCTCTCTTCTTGAATCCTTCAAGAATGGCTTCACGCTCCTTTTTAGGTGTTTCTCCTGTTACGATAGCCGAATTAACTCCGATGGATTGAAGCTTATCAACCAACTGCCTGGCCTCCTTTGTGAAAGCGGTAAATACAAGTACTCCCTTTCTTGGTATGCCGCTTTTAGGCTGCAGAACCTTGACTACTGTATTTGATAGCTTATCATAGAATCCGCAACGCTCATACTCTGCGAGGAGACTTCTTTCATCATAATCTGCACCGGTGGAATTGCTTCTGACTCTTCTTAAATCCAATTCTGTCAAATCATAATAATGCAAGTCTGCGAGATAACCTTTGGAAAGCAGCTCTCCAATCTGACAACAATAGATGACCTTTGAAAATATTCTAGGTCTTACTCTCGTGAGGAATTTCAATATGGAACCTCCTTCGGCACGATCAAGACGGTATGGCGTGGCTGTTAATCCAACAACCTGTCTGTTCTTCGCTTCTATGAACTGCTTGTACTGCCCAGCTTTAGAGTTTACATAATGACATTCATCGATGATGATATTCTTGAAACAATCGAAGTCTGACATATGGTTCATGACACTTCCGATAGTAGCAAAGGTTATTCTGTTTATATCCTTACACCCTACAGAGGCACTATAGCAACCGCAATCGAATATTCCATAGCTCTGTAGCTTGGCGAAGTTCTGTTGCAATATTTCTTTACTTGGCTGAAAGACTAAGAGTGGACCTTCCAAGCGAGAAGCAATATCAGCAATCACCAAACTCTTTCCTGCGCCCGTAGGCAAGATAATCAGTCCATTCTTGTCTGCCTTGCTAGTGAACAGCCTTACGGCTGCATCACTAGCTTGCTTTTGATAATTTCTAAGCGTGTACTTCATTACTCGCCGAATGGTAATTCATCATCGTCATCATCTGAAGACTGCTCTGACGGAGCTTCTTCTTTTGGCTGCTCTTCTTCCGGGAAATCCAACCCGAAGACTTCCTTCATTCTCTCGCGATTCTTGACCTCGTTAGCCCAAATCTCAGAACGGTCCGGGATAGCGTAAGCCTTTGCGAGTAAGAACTTCTCGGTATTTGCATCCCAATTATATACGAGATAGTAACCTGCCAATGCAATACAGAACACGTTCTTCGCCTTAAGGCGCATATCAACAGTTCCCCGACGTACTTCTGCTGCATACTTAGCTACTTCCATAAGAACAGAAGCGTAAGCCTCTTCTGCGTCCTTCTTCATCTTCTTGGCTTTTTCCAAAGCCTCCTCCAACTCCAGCTTGCGAGCTGGTACCACGTTCTCTTCGAGTGTGCAATACTCCTCTCTGATGTTCTTCTTCTCGAACTCATCGAGGAAACGTGTAACCAACTCATTGTCAGGGAAGGTCGCCGTGAAATGCTTTCCGACAAACTTAAGGATGTCTGCCTTATTTTTCAAAGGCTTCTCTCCGCAAAGGTTCTCCTTAGTCAAAGCAAGGAAGTCCAACTCCATAGGGAACATGTCTTTTACACCGTCCTCCAATACAAACTCAATGTTCTCTGGAACATAATTTTTCAAATCTGATTTCATAATTATAAATACTTTTCATATAATGCTATCTGTTTCTGAGCTTCAAGCAAGGCTGCTTCCTCGTTAGGTTCGGGTATATACAACCCTGCAACCATACTTGAATAGTTCCGAAACTTCTCAATAGCGTCTGTTAATTCTTTTGTGTCAAGGTCAGCCGTGCTTCTCCAATAGGTTACAGGCTGTCCTCTTCTGTTTGTTCTCTGCTTCGCAAAGATTTCTCTGTTCACTATCTGCTTGAAAATGTTATACTTCACATATTCTTCATCGTAGCCGAACTCTGATGCGAAATACTGAAGGCAAACGTGCAGATAGCTGTTTTGGGCAAGGGAACGTGGACGGTGCTTTTTCTTCACCTCCACGATAAAACCCTTTCCACTTTTCAAGGCATCCATGTAAAGACCATTGCAATAGTCCTTATAGTCTGCCCTGTCCTTGTCATTGTTGAGATTGAAAATCATAATTAGAATGGTAAGTCATCATCTTTGCCAGGCTGCGATGCCGGTGACTGAGCTCCTTGCTGCTGCGGCTGTGGAGCTTGTTGCTGTGTCTGGCCACCTCTCTGATACTTTTCTATCTTGTAACCCGAAATGGTATTGAAATACTTTACCGGGTCATTTGCACTCTTCTGATACTTGGTACCTTGAAGAGCAAAAGATATGGTAACAATCTCGCCAACTGCAAAGCCTGCAGGATCATCTACATGCTTTCCGCTGAACTCAAAACTTGGGTAGTTCTCATACACCTCTCCGAAGTTCGAGTGCGTACAGTTAAGAACCACGATTCTCTTTTTAAACGGCTCTCCGCCGCTCTTACTTGGTATTTCCTCGACATTGCCGATGAGCAATACCCTTCCTGTCATTGTATTAGCCATCTGATTCTGTTAATGGTAAATATGGTAATAATTCTCTCATTTCTACCCATTTGAGGAAATCACGCAATAACGCATGGTTCTTGTCTTCCATCCCTGGGTATCTGTAACAAGTGATTGCAGGCTCATAAGGAGTAAGCTTTAGACCTCTCACGTCTCCCTTGTGCTTATCCTTATTGTAGCCCTCAAAGACAAACAAGTCAAAATGGAACACATCAGCTTCAAACAACTCTAGGTAAAGCTGCCATTGGCAACTATCTATATAATCTTTATCTGATACCGGTCCGTATTTAGTCTTGATGTCTCTTATCTCTAGTCCGTCAATCATATCGGCACATCCCGTAATAACGGCATCGCCGAAATCCTTGTATTCACGAACCTCATGAAAAGCGCCAGGATGCTCATTCCTGTATTTCAATGCAACCTTGCATTGTGGAATATCGAGAATCGCCTCACCTTCATCAAAGACGAATCTTCTTCCTTTCGGAACGGGTTCAGTCTTATCTTTATTATAATAGGTGAAATGACGAACACCTTCCGGCTCCTTGAAGCAATGGGGACTGCCAGTCTCCACGATGGAGTGAAAGGCAGTTCCTATTCTTGTGTAATCATTACCCTCGAACTTTTTTGTGATATTGTCTATAACGTCCTGCTCTGTAACATAGGCATATTCGCCAGACATATACCGTCTAAAGCTCTCTAACTGGGTAACTCTAATCAAAGGCTTCATCATGCTGCATCCTCGTGCTTAACGAACTTTTTGCTCTTCTTGTCAAAGTCAATGCCTTTAACAGCAAGTTCCTTGATCATCTGGTTCATGAATGCCTTCTGATGAATCTTGTTCAATCCGTGTGCAACCTCGATGAGTGCATTAGCATCATCTACAGTCTCCACGGCTGCAAGCTTCTTGCGAGCATCATCAACGGCTTCCTGTGCCTTAGCCTGAGCATCTGACTTATTCACGATGGCTTTCTTCACCTTCTTGATGATGTCTGCCATGCAAGTGTCAAACTCTTCTGTTCCGTAAGCTGGAATCCAAGTGTCCTGCAGGTCTGCAACATTCTTACCGACACGATTGTCCTGTGGCTCGAACTTGATGACGCGATTGCCGTTCTCCTTGCAGATGTAACCTACCTGGTCTGCAATACGGATAAGCAAGTCTTTGCTCTGTCCTGTGCAGTCTGGCGAATGCTTGATATAATCTCCTTCCTGCGTCTCCTTGTCGTGACAGATGAAGATGATGTCAGAGTTGTTTGAACGGAGAAGACCTACAAATTGTTTAAATGATTCTCCCATGACTCCATATCGCTTCAACGAGTTAGTTGCCAGCTTAGGATCCTGCTGAATAGCGAAAGCATTAAGGTAATCATCAAGCATAGCCTTGGCAGTATCTACAACTATGGTCTTACACTCACTGATCAATCCAGGTTTCCAAACCTGTTTTCCGTCCTCAACAACATAAGAACCGATAACCTCAGCATTATAGATGTCTTCCCAACGTGATGCAGTAACAACAATGTCTGGACGCTGAACTGCACGGTCGAAACCTCGGTCCGTATCGATAAGTAATGGACTATCGGCTGTAGTAGCCAAAGATGTCTTACCTGTACCAGGTGTACCATAAAGGACAATAATCACAGGACGTTCTGAAACAACGTCATTTTTTCTAATGATTGGCATAATTTAATATT